GCGAGGGGTTGGCCTGGGCCTGGGGAAAAGCCTACCGGCCAAGTTGGGATTGACCGGTCGCATCCATTAGCGCAAGGGCTTATTTTAGCGCACTATAAAAGCTGCGGAGAAACTCCTTCTGATTTAGCGCTAAATAAACAAGCAACTTATAGCGCATTTGTAAATGAATTGTGCTATTCGCGGTCTACTGGAATCAATACTTATATCGAGTATCCATACAACCAAATATATAACACTTCTTCTGTCACAATGATTGTTCATTGTCGCGTTACTAACCCAGGAGCTTTTGCTTTTGCTCATATTTTATTGAAATCTTTTACATCATATACCAATCCATATTATGAATACGGCCTGCGGTTTAGAGATGAGAGGTATGTGGAGGTAATTGGAAACACTAATGGGACAAGCAATATGAGCCTTAATACAGGCGAAGGCACCTCGCTTAGTCTGTACGGCAAAGATATATGGGTAGTCGGTTGTCTTGGGTCACGCGGCCGCGCTATTGGTCGCATATATAGCGCGTTTGTTTTTGACCATGATAAATCGTTGCAAGACTGTCAAAATTTTATAAAGCAACAAAATGAAATAATAATATCCGCCAACGCCACCCCCTACTTGGTAGCCGTACCTGATGCGGGTGGCGCCCCCATCCTCTCAGCCGCAACCGCCACATCCATCGGCCAGACCACGGCAACGGTCGGCTGCACGGTGACTTTCTGACATGGCTGATCTGCTTTACGTCGTTGTCCAACCCAGCGCCACCGCAGCGCCGAGTGTCGCGCAGGTTAAGGCTGGGCAGGATGGCACGGGCAGCGCTGCGGCGTATGCGTCAAGCAAGCCTGCCAGTACGACGCAACCGTATACGTTCGACGCGGTAAACCTGACCGAAGGCACAGCCTATAAGTCCTATTTCGTCTGGTCCGATGGCGTTAACGACACGGCGGTGTTCCCTGCGGCTGGCGATGCGTTTACGACGCTGAGTGCGGCGATAGAAGCGAGCTTCTCCCTCGGTGCCTCACTGGACGTTGCGCCAAGCAAGGACACTATCCTCGAAGCTGGTACAACGCTTTCGCAGCAGTTAGACGATGGACACGGTAAGACGGTAGACTATCAGCCGGAAACAACGCTTTCTCTAACGCTCTCTGATTTGCTGGAATCACAGGCGTTGTACGACGCTATAGTAACGCTTGGTCAATCGCTGACTGACGACCATGCTGCGCAGTCATATATTCAGTCAACTCTGTTGCTCGCAGCGCAAATGGGACTACTTACGAGCCGGACGCTTGAGCTGTCAGCGGAGGTCGCGGTTGCACTTCAACAAACCTATGGTATTGTTGGGGAAGTAATTAACGGCCCTGTTACATTAGAAGGTAATTTAACTATTGGAACTCAATTATCAATACTGAGTTCAGTAACAACAATATTAAATACTGCTACTACGCTGTCTAAACAGCTCTCATCGATATCTTCTGCGAATGCAATTTATGAAACTGGTTTATCATTAGATTCACAGCAATCGGCGGCTAGTGGAAATATAGCTTCTATTGTTGCGGCTATTAATTTTGAAATAAATGAAGCTTTTGTAACAGATAGTCAAAAAATTACTGGACCTGTTACATTTGAAGGCTCTTTAAATATAGGTATTGTACAAGGTATTGAAGCATTAAACATTGCTAATCTTTATGCCGTAACTGTTCTTAATCATCAAGCAGCACTGACTTTTACTGGTGCTAATGTGATAGAAAGTGCAATTACTTATGCACTTCAGAATGATTTTGTAACTAATGCAACAATAACTATTGAAGGATTAATTGCGTTTGGCGTCAATAAAACAATAAATACAAATGTCCAAAGTAATTTAAATGTGCAAACAACATTAGCCCATCAAGCAGCTATTCAAAGTATAGCTGGAGCAATTTACGAAGCAGGTTTAGATTTATCTGCTATTAAATCTATTTCAACAGTTGGTTTTAAATTAGTTGTTGGAATTGTTACCCCTCAATGTAGAACATTTGAGATTACAATACAAGATCGTACAGTTACACCTGAAAATGACGATCGTTCAGCTAAACTTCCAGAATGTTAAGGAGTAAGTTATGAAATTAATGCAAAGTAGCATGAAAATGGAAAATTACTATGTCATTGAATGTTATGACAAAAAGGGTAATTTGAAGTGGACAGATAAAATTATAAATGATGTAGTTACTGAAGGCCTTAATGATAATCTTGATAAATATTTTAAAGGTTCGGCATATACTGCTGCATTTTATATTGGTTTAACAGGTGGCGCACCGGTTACTGTCGCAGCTGGCGATACTCTTGTTTCTCATCCTGGCTGGACAGAAGTAGCCGATTATTCAGGTGATCGTCAAGGTTTAGTTCTTGGCGCCGTGTCAGCAGGTTCCGTTGATAATTCAGCTAATAAAGCTCAATTCTCTATTACAGGTATTGCTACTGTTGGTGGAGCATTTGTTTGTACCGCAGCTACGGGTACGTCAGGTGTACTTTATGGTGTAGGCGCGTTTACTGGCGGTGATAAATCTGTCGAAAGTGGCGATACACTTAATGTAACTGTGACACTCACCGCGGCCAACGCACCTTAATAATTATTGTTATTATTTAGGTAAGCAGATATGTCCAAAAGAGAGATTAGCCAATTGCCAGCTGCATATACTGCATTAAATACAGAATTTGCTGGCTTTTGGTTAATCTTATTCCTTCTGGTGGAACAATGGGGCGGCGCGATGACGTTTGTTGCGCTTAATGATATCCTGTAAATTTCAGCGGATCAGCCAACCTTTTTGCAAGGGTAAACGCCGTAGCTAATGCAATTGAATTTGTCTAGGATGTGGATGATGGTATGTTCTAAGTCAGGGCTATCTGGCACAAAAGAAAGAATGTAGGAAGCAATACATGGCAAGCGAGTGCTCTTGTTGATGGGCAGATTGGCCTGACTACCGCTGATGGCATCCTGCATTTTAAGAAGTCGGATAACTCTATCGTCACATTCAAAGAGTCAGCCGCCAGAAAAAGATTTTTGAGTTCGCCGAAATAAGAGAAATTGATATTTTTAGGTGTTAATTGAGGATATTTATTATAGGTGACTAAATGGAATGGAGAAAAAATCTTAAACTTACTAAAGATCCTCAGTCAGTCTTAGACTATACTTGGGACTTTACGAATTGGTTGGCGGTTGGCGATACAATAGTGTCGCATTCAGTTGACGCTGATGCTGGTATTACAATAGTTAGTTCTTCAAATGATGATCAAAAAGTCACTGTTTGGATAGGTGGTGGAATAGCGGGTGAACGATATACTGTAACTGTCAGAATGACGACCGTACAAGGTAGGACAGTAGATCGTAGTATTATTTTTAGAATTCAGGAGCAGTAATGGTTACATTAACTGTCAAAGAATCATATGCAACATTAGATGAAGCTGATCTTTACTTTGAAGATACAATTTTATGGCTAGAAGCAGAAGAACAAACCAAATTAGATGGCTTAATTTATGGTAGATATTATATTGATCAAAATTTTACATGTGTTGATCCTGGTGAATTAGATACAATACCAGATGAACTAAAATATGCTAATTCACTACTTGCATTAGATTATATTAGCGATCAAACTATTTTTGATTCAGGTGCAAATTTAAAAAGAGAATTAGTTCAAGCGGGCTCAGTTATTAGCGAAAATGAATATTTTAGTGGAGCAAGTAACAAGCCCGCTTCATTAGGAATTGTTCGAGGCGTGCTTAAAGGTATCTGCTCCTTTTCTAAAGCGTCAACATTCTTAATAAGGAGTTAGTCATGGGTTTACGTGCATCTGCATCCAAAGCTATAGCCAAAGCGTTCAATACGACGCTAGCAGATGCCGTGAAGTCATTTATTTATCAAGTTGAAACGGTAACGTTTGATCCTGTAAGTAATACGACTTCAGTTGTAACCGCAGATTATATGAGCCGCGGTGTTTTTGATGCTTTCAAAGAATCTTTGGTTAAAGATGAAAGTGTTTTAGATACTAAAGTTAAAGTAATTGTACTCAAAGAAGAGCTAGAAGTAACGCCAGTTAAAAATGCTAACATTATAACTAGCGATGCAACATACACAATTGAAGCGGTCATGGCCGATCCCGCTGATGTAGCTTGGACATTAAAATGCCGCGAGTAAAAAACTTTAGAGAGGCTGGTAATTTAATTGCTAAAGTTGTTGATGTAAAGTCAAGACAATTTCTTCTTGACACTTGGACAGATTTAGTAATGACTACGCCAGTCAAAACAGGTAAAGCACGAGCTAGTTGGAAAATATCACCTGGCGCGCCATTTACTAAAGAAATTCCAGATGGTACTTATAGCATACCATCTCCGCCAAATCTTGATAGATATACGCGGAATTGGACAAAATGGTATATTGCCAATACTGCGCCGTACATTGAAGATTTGAATGCAGGGTCGTCAAAACAAGCGCCGGCTGGATTTATTCAGCTAGCCATTCAAAAGAATATTGCAAAGTATGGCTAATTTTAGCGAAATTAACAATTCATTTAGTCAACGTATGTCAACATGGATTGAAACTCCTATTGCCTGGGATAACGTTGACTATACACCGGTTGAAGGGCAAGAATGGATCCGGTGTACTTTATTGCCTTCGACTACCGAAAATAATGAAATCGGTACGTCAAAAATTAATTACGGTATTTTCTGGGTACAAATTTTTGTACCTAAACTTACCGGCACGGGTCGCGCTTACGAACTGGCGGATATGTTAGACGCCTTATTTAGTAATGTGCAATTTGATGACATTGTATGTTATGCGTCTGATGTTCAGCGCACTGGTGACGAAGGTCACGATTGGTTCCAATTAAACGTACGTGTAAATTACTGGTCTCATGAGAGGATTTAGTTATGCCTATTCCGTCAACTAACTATGTTGACTTTGCGTATATCGCAGAGGTAACCAACGGAGTTACGCCGGCTACTCCGGCTTTCCAACGTTTGCCGATCACTAGTGTCGGCTTGTCTGATCAAATTGATACGCAAGTATCAGAAGTGATTCGCTCTGATCGCCAAACCGACGATCTTGTTGTTGTTAATTCAATGATTGGCGGTGATTGCTCTTACGAATTAAGCTATGCACCGTATAAGCCATTGCTGACATCATTATTACAGGCTGCGTCAACTGTTACTATTGCTGTAACTGGTTCAACCGATATTGCAGCAGTTAATGCGACCAGCGAATTTACGTCTAGCACCACTGATTTTGTATCAGAAGGTATTGCTGTTGGCCATTTTGTGAAAATTAGTGGCTTCTCTAACGCGGCAAATAATGGCGTATTTCGTGTCGTGACGGTTAGTGCAAATAGCATGACAGTTGCAAATGCAACTCTTGTCGATGAGGGCGCTGGCCAAAGCATTGATATTGATGCTGAAATTATTCGTAATGGTGCGGCTGCTCCTGATTCGTATACTTTCCGTAAACAGATGAATGCTCCGGGTGCTACGGATGCAATTTTCTTCTATCGTGGTTGTATGATTAACTCAATGTCATTCAACTTTGAAACTGGCTCAATTCTTAACGGTGATATGAACATCGTAGGTTTGACGTCAGAAGGTACCGATACGGGTATCGCAGGCGAAACGTTTGTTGATGTTCCATCTTATGACATCATGAACTCAGTCAATTCGGTTACGTCAGTTGACATTTCTGGCCTTCCGGCTGGCGTCGAGTTTAAAACGCTCAATTTAACTGTTAATAACCAAATCAATCAGGCCGAAGCAATTGGAACTCTTGGTGCAGTCGATCTAGTGCCTTTTAGTTTAGAGGCAACGGCTGATATTGAGTTATATTTTGAAGACACAAGTGTATATAACTTATATAAAAACTCTTCTAGTTTTAGTGTAGCATTTACATTACAAGATACATCTGGTAATAATATTGTCATGTATTTACCTTATTGTAAATTTGAAGAGTTAAGTGAGCCAATAGACGGAAAAGACAACTTTTTAATGGAAAGTGGTTCATTGCGTGCTCTACGTGATACAACTACCAACATGATGGTTCAATTTTCTTTCCACTCGGCATAACAGGTTAACCGGTCGTATTGGCTAAAGCTCGACGAAACTCCAGAGAACCGGCTCTGAGCTCTGAGGCCAACCTAAAACGCGGACAAATAAAGGTGACTAAAATGTTGAAGATTACACCCGTAGGTAATAAAGCTGATTTAGGTGCGTGGGGTTATTATCGTAATGTAAAGCTTAAAATTGCAAGATTAAATAATAATCGATATAAAGCTGCTTTTCGTCGTTTAATGAAACCTTATCAAAAAGAAATTGATAATAATACATTAGACGACGACACGAGTGATCGTATTATTTGTGAATCATTAGCAGAAGGTGTCTTAGTTGATTGGGATAAATCTACTTTTCCTGGTGAAGTAGAATATTCAAAAGAAAATGCAATAGACTTATTACTTAATGACCCTGACTGTCGATTATTCGTAATGGACTACGCAGGTGATATTAATAATTATCTCGAAGATGAAGAAGCCAAAGTTACAAAGGAGTAATAAGGCTGCTGCGATGGAATTTAGAGTATGCTAATGATATTTCATTCTATCGCGATTTACAGGGGAGGGGTAAAGCTTCTCCCCTGGACGAATTAAAGCCGGTTAATGACGATCTAGTAATATGGTTTTTAGACACATACAAATTACTAGAATCATCGCGGCAGCCACAAGGTTCAATTCCCATCTCGGAAATACTTATCTTTTCCGATTATTTTGATCTATTGTGCCCCTTAGATCAATTTGTTAGAACTATCGTTCGGATGGATGATACAGCGATAGATTATCGGCAGCAGATGAGGCGAAAAGATGAGCGAAGACGTCAAAGTTCAAATAGAACTAAATAAGCAACGTGCTGAAATTGGTTTACGTGATTTAGCACGTCAATTAAACTCAGCCGATGATCTTTACAATAGACTAAAACGTTCTGGTGTTATTTGGGGCGATGAAGTTAAAGATGCCACTCAAAAAGTTCGGGATGAGCTTAAAAAATTAGGCGCAGTAACTGCATCCGCTACAGACAAAGCTATTAAAGGTAATAAAAATTACGCTAAGTCTTTTGATGCAATAACTAAAAAAGTTAAGGACACGCAAAACGCAATTCAATCTATAGGCAAAAATTTCTTACCAAAAATTAATGCTTCGCAAGTACCCGCAACAGCAAGTTTACGAAACGACAATGAAAAGCGTAGACAGCAATATATGTCTAAGCTGCAACAATCTTATCAGAAAGAACAAGCAGCATTACAAAAACATAACCAACATCTTGAATCGTTACGACGCAGTGCTTTAGCTAAGCAACAGGCACAGTTACAAGCAAGAATACAAGCAAGACAGCAATATAACGCAGCAGAACGTCAAGCATTAAAAAATCAAGAAAATGCAGTAAATTCATTCTGGCAACGGATGAATTCTAGTGTTAACGCTAAAGAAACGGCTGATAAATTAAAGAGCATAAAACAACTTTATATTAATTTACAAAAAACATCAGCAGCAGGACTTTCTTCTACTGCGTCTTTGGGTGGAATGCGCGCAAATAATGCACTGCTAAAAGAACAAGCAGCATTAGCTCGCATGGCAGCAAAAGAACAAAAAAATAAATCTGCGGCTGATCGTGATGTTGCTCAAAGTCAAACTACATTAGCGGCCGCAGCTAAACGTTTAACGACAGTCGGTCTTGCACAAGCAAGTGCTGCTAATAGACTATCTACTTCTTGGAAATTGGTTAAACAAGAATTTAGAGAAACTATTTCTATCGCAAATATTGCTCAAACGTCAATGCGTGGATTTTTAGCTGTTTTAGGACGTATGGGGCAAGGCTTTATTAATTTATTTAAGGCCGCACCACAACTATCGTCTGAAATGCTGGGCTTTAGAAACGCATTAGCATTGGTCACAGGTAATCAAAAAGAAGCATCAACTTTACTTAACACCGCTGTTGGTATTGCTGAAAAATTAAAACTATCAATTGTTGATGTAACAAGACAATATTCTAAATTTACAAACGCAGCAACAATCGCTGGATTATCTGTTAAAGATGCAACAAGTACTTTTGAAGATTTTGCTGTAGCAGCGCGAGTCTTAAACTTAAACCAAGAACGTACTGCCGGCATGTTTCTTGCCTTAGAACAAATGATTTCTAAAGGCACCGTGTCTATGGAAGAATTACGTAGGCAGTTGGGTGAGCATATTCCTGGCGCAATGAACTTAGCCGCCCAAGCAATGGGTTATGGTACAGACGAACTTGCTAAATTTATTAAAGAAGTTGCAAATGGTAATGTTAATTCAGTAGAGCTTGTTACAAAGCTTAGTAAATTAGTAAGAATGCGAACCGAGCCTCAGTTAGCTTCATCATTAAGAAAGTTTAGCGCCGAATTACAAGCAGCAATTAATGCTCTTGATTTATTAAGAGTAAAAATTGGTGATGCATTAACACCAGTTCTTGGAATGTTACTTCGCGGCTTTACTTGGTTTATTGAAAAATTAACAGACATCATTCCGTTAACAACTATCCTTGGTGATGAATCAAATAGACTAACTACATCATTAGATTCATTAGAACAAACGGCAACAAAAGTTACGTCTACTTTTACGTCCTTAGGTGTAGGCGAAACCCAAGTAGCAGAAGCAAGTAGAGACTTAACTGGCGAAATTAATATATTAGAAAAAGATATGAATGCCATGGATATGGCAGGCGTTGCATTAATTGGTACTGTTGGCGCCTCGGGATTAGGTGGAGCATTCGCAGCATTAAAGAAAGGCTTTGATTGGCTAAAGGCTGGTTTATTAGCTTTTGTACGACCATTTGTACCGTTAGTTAATGCTGTTAAAACTGCAGTTAAATTTTTTGGCGCCGCAGGTCTAGCTGGAGCAGTTACAAAACTTGGTGCAAGTTTGAGTGGCTTTATTGTTTATCTTAAATCTGCTGCTACTGGTTTAGCTTTGGTTGCATTAGCTAATCCGTTTACAGCAATAGCCGCTTCGATAGGTGCGGCATCAGTTGCTTTGGCATCATTCATTGACGACGCAGACGAATTAGATAATGTATTAAAAGATGTAGAAGGTAGTTTAACTGCTGTTAATAATGAATCAAAGAGTATAATTACTACAGCTGAAGAAATAATGTCTAAAATGGCTGATGCCGGTCAAGCTGCATTAGCAGCAGAAGCAGCGATGCTATCAACTAGACAACAACAGCTACAAAATAATATTGATAGCTTGATCGCAATGAAAGAACACATTGAAGATCAAGGTACTGCATGGGATTGGATTAACAAAAAATTTGGTTTAGTCACAGATAATAGCGCTAGAATGACTAGCCAAATAAGCGGTATTAATCAAGAAGTTTATGCTCTTCGTTTAGAAATGGGTAAAAATGTTCTTGAAACAGAAAGATTAGAGGAAGAAGCAACTAAAGTAAATACGCAATTAGCTTTGGCTGTTGATTTAATGAAGCAGTTTGCTGCACAAGTTGAAACAAAAAGTTTAGAAATTGATTTAGCTGTTGCTAAAGGTAGCATAACCGATGTGCAAGGTAAAATTAAGCAAATAAATCTAGACGCCCAAGAAGAGGCTAATAAACTAACTTTAGAAGCAGGCGGAGCTAATAAAGTTGATGAAGAAGCATTAGCGCAAATTTATCAGCAACGTGATTTACGTAAAGCTATTGTAAATGCTACCGAAGCAAGAAAAGCACAAGACGCAGCTAATAAAGCTTATGCTTCCACAGTTAAAAAATTGCTTACTGATTTAAACCAACAAGAAGAATCAATTACAGATAATATACAAGCATTAAAACTTCGAAATGAACAAGTTGGTATGAATGAACGTCAATTAGCAGAGTCAAATGCTCAAGCCGAAATTGCTGCAATTACTGAAAAAGTTTTAGCATTAGAAACACGTGCAACAACAACAGCAATGCTTGAGCGCGTTGCTGTAATGAAAAATCAAATTGTTACTTTAGCTAATTTGAAACAACAAAATATCGACTTAGTAGAAGCTGAAAAGAAACGTAAAGAAGCACTTAAAGAGCGCCAGCAATTAGAAGAAAAAGGCAGAGAACTACTACGAGAAACTTTATCATTAGAAGAAAAGTTCCAACTTCGCGTACGCGAATTAATACCAGCATTGAGAGCAGCTGGCGCCACAAATGCACAAATTACAGATGTAATGAAGCAACAATGGGCAAAATTAGTTGATGAGTCAAATACAGGTTTAAAATCAATAGAAGCCATAACCGAAGAAGTTGCGAAAGGAATGCAGAATAGTTTCTCAGACTTTTTCTTTGATTTCATGAATGGTGAATTTGATAATCTTGCTGATTCTTTCACTAATATGTTAAACAGAATGGTAGCAGATGCAGCGGCAGCACAACTTAGTCAATATATTATGGGTGTAGGACAAAGTGGTGGCGGAGGCGGTATTTTTGATACTATTGTAAGTACTTTTGCCAGCAGCGTTTTAGGCGTACCAGCAATGCCCAGTATTGGATCAGCTGGAGGAACATCAATTGGTAGCTTTACAGCAGGTACAGCTGGAATGGGTATGACTAGCCCAGAATTTGCTTCGCTTGGTTTTGCAACAGGCGGCCAATTTAAAGTTGGCGGCAGTGGCGGAACAGATTCACAAGTTGTTGCATTTAAAGCATCGCCAAATGAGAGAGTAACTGTTGAGACTCCAGCACAACAAAAAGAAAGTAAAAATAGTGGCACTGTGCAAAATATAAGTGTGAACTTTAATGTCACTAGTCCTAATGCAGATAGTTTTAATGCGTCAAGAGGCCAAATGGAAATGCAACTTAGAGATATGGTAAAAAGAGCAGGTAAATATACATGAGTGCGCCATTTATAGAAGCTGCTATATTTCCTACGGAAATTTCTAATGGAAGTACTGGTGGGCCAACCTTTTTAACTTTTGTTCAAAGTGCACAAAGTGGCTACGAGCAACGTATTCAAGCATGGCCATATGGCCGTCATTATTATGAAGTTCAATATGGCGTAAAAACTCCGGCTCAAGGCTACGCTTTGCTTAAATTTTTTCATGCCATGAAAGGTAAAACATATGGCTTTCGTTATAAAGATCCATTTGATTGGAAATCAACTGAAGATATGGATCAAACAGTTTCAAATTTGGATATAACTTTAATCACATCAGCAGTTGGAGGTGAAACAACACAACAAATATTTAAGCAATATAACGAAGGTGGACAAGTAACTACTAGAGCAATAAAAAAACCAATTAGTGGAACAGTAGTTTTAGCAATTAATGGTTCTCCTAAAGTTGAAACAACAGACTATACAATTGATTATACAACAGGTATAATTACGTTTAATTCAGCTTTGACAGAGGCAGATACTGTAACGTGCGGTTTTCATTTTCATGTTCCTTGTCGTTTTGACAATGACCGTTTGCCTATGTCTTTAACTGGACCTCTAATTAGTAATACAAATATAAGTGTTATTGAGATAAGAATATGACAAAAGAAATTAGTGCTAACTTACTAACTGAGATAGAAAGTGGAGCTCCGATTATAGCAACGTGTTGGCGGATTGAAAGAACTGACGGTGTTATATTTGGCTTCACAGATTGGCCTGATGAATTTACATATGATGGACTTTTATATAAGTCATCAGGTGGTTATCAACGTACGGCTATTGATCAAAAAGAAGGATTAAATGTTGACAATATGGATGTTGTTGGTATTATTGATGACGATTCAATAACAGAAGAAGATTTATTAGCCGGTATATATAAAGGCGCACAAGTCCAAATTTTTTTAGTTTCACCTAGAGATTTATCTTGGGGTGATTTAAAACTTGATTATGGCTACATTGGTGAAATAACTGTTCAAAAAACAAATTTCACCGCAGAGTTTAGATCATTGACAACAATGCTTTCGCAAGAATTTGGTGATAAATATTCTAGATATTGCCGCTGGGAACTAGGCGACAGTAATTGTGGCGTTATATTTACGACAAGTACTTGGCAAGAAAATACAGCATATTCATTAAATGATCTGGTTGAACCCACAACATTAAATAGCTATAGATATAGATGCACAAATCCAGGCGTATCAAATACAGAAATAGTAGAATATATAGACGCAGTTGATAGTAATGGCGGACCATTAAATCATTGGCGTCTAGGCGAATCATCTGGCCCAACAGCTGTTGATAGAAAAGGTATTATAAATTTAACTGCTGTAAATAGCCCAACCTTCAGTACAACCGGTCTTATAACAAATGACGCAGATACTTGTATTGATTTTAATGCAGCTAGTTCACAATATTTAAATTTAGCAGCTGCAAGCGCTGTTTCTATTGAGAATTTTTTTCATACTCTTGCCTCTGTTGAAGTGGTCCTTAATTTAGATGGTAGTGGCGTAATTGTTTCAAAAGATCAAGCTAGTACGCAAACAGATACTGATACACGTGGTTGGGCCATTCATTATGATTCTTCTGATCAAAGCATAACATTTTATCAAAGATTTAGACACTTGTCTCTCGCAGTAAGTGACGGTTCATGGACAACAGCAACAAATAGTGTTTTAACTGGAACAACTTATCATATTGTTATTGTCTATGATGGTTCCACTAGATTAAATGTTCCCATAATTTATATAAACGGATCAGCAGCAACAATTGCAAGTTCGACGACACCATTAGACTTACATTTAGTTGCGCCAGATGACGCTTGTGATTTTAATATTGGTAGGAGAGATCCAAATGGTGGTTCGACTCCTTTATATATTGATGGAAGAATTGACGAAGTAGCATTATATGATTTTGGTTTAACAGCAGAAGAGGTTTCAATAAGATATGGTGCATCAATTGATGATATAACACCAGCAGAACCGGTATGGCCGACAACAGTTGGTAATACTGTTTCAGAAGCGTCAGGGCTAGAATGGACGACAGAAAAAGCTTTAAAACAAGCAGGTGAAGTCACTGTCGTAACAAGTGACTATTCATTCCAGACAGATATAACAGGATATGCTGCTGAGTGGTTTACATATGGTGTGTTAACTTGGGTTACTGGTAATAATAGTGGTTATACAAATGATATAAAGCAGTCTCAAGTTACAAATGGACAAATGATATTGAGACAAAAACCACCTTATCCTATAAGTGTTGGTGATACATTTACTGTTACTGCTGGTTGTAATCATATTTTAAAAATGCCCGGCGATGTAAAAGGCTCGCCATATACTGGAGACTGCAGAGTAAAGTTCAATAATGTAATAAATTATGGTGGCGAGCCAGAACTGCCTAATATAGATAGAATAGCGGCACCAGCGGACAAAGCAACATGACTAGAGATGAAATAATCAATGAATCTTTTGACTGGTTAGGTGTGCCATTTGCTCATCAAGGACGATCAAAACATGGTGTAGATTGTATAGGATTAGTTTATTGTATTGGCAAGTCACTTAACGCAGACACGAATAATTATATTGATGATACAACTTATAGCATGGATCCACAAAAAGCATTACAATTAAAAATTGATAGACACTTAAAAAGAGTGCCATTTGTAAATAATAAATTTACAAAAGGAAATATATTACTTTTTGCTTATGGACGTATTCCTCAACATGTTGGAATATCTTTAGGCAATGATTTTTTTATTCATGCATTTGAACCTGAAAAAAATGTTGTAAAAACAAGATTTGATAAAAGATGGCAAAAACGTCTACGTGGTGTTTTTGACTATTTAAATATAGAGGATTAGTAATGGCAGTAATAGCTGTTGCGGCTGCGGGCAGTCTTGTTGGTGGCGCTATTGGTGGTACATTTTTAGGAGTCACCGCTGCGTCGTGGGGATGGATGATTGGGTCCGCAGTAGGTAGTATGCTATTTAGTGGTGGTGGAGGAGGCTTTGACTATGAAGGCCCACGGCTAAATGATTCTACATTTTCAGGGCAAGTTGAAGGCTCTGATTTACCTATACTATGGGGCGGTGACAGACTCAGCGGTAAACCAATTTGGGTAAAACCTGTTCGTGAGAAGAAAACAGTAACATCTTCTGGCGGCGGCAAAGGTGGTGGTGGTAGCGAAAGTACACAAACAACATATACATATTTTCAAACTTTCGCGGTAAGTTTTGGCGAAGTACCAGCTGATAATCCAAGACGTATCTGGTTAAATCAAGAATTGGTTTATGATGTGTCAGGAGCTGGAACTCTTTCTGATATTGATATAAGTTTCACATATTATCCTTTTGGAAATCAATCTATTGACTCACTAATTGAACAAGATGTCGGTGAGGGCAATTGTCCTTCGTATAAAGGTCACACTGTTATTGTTTTTGATGATTTGAATCTATCAGAAAGATTTAGTAATAGAATACCAGTTGTTGAATGCGAATTTCAAACTACTTCAACAAGTGTTGTATCTACAGAAGAAACATTTTTAGGAACTTGGCAAGATATTGGTGGTGATACTGGCCCTATCTGGAGCGGTGGAACACAAGAATTTTGTTATCATCCTACTGATCGTAAAGTTGCATGGTGTCCCGCCGGAAGTTCAAATTATGTATCAAGCCCTTTAATTTTTTTAGATTTAGAATCAAAAACACAAATTTATCTTGGTAATTATGGTTGGCACGAAGTTTGGTACTTACGTTTTGTTCCAGCGACCCAAGATGCAGATTTTCCACAGCCCCAATTTAGTCAAAATCAAGTTTATTTCTCACAAAGAGATACAACGAATAACAACGCTGATATAAGAGTTTTTGACTGGCCTTCTGGTAAATTACTTAGACAACATGTTGTTAATGGCTACAGTGGAGGTGCTAGCTTATCTGCTCCTAGCCAAAATAGAATTTGGGTTGGTCAAAGAAATCTTGGCACAAGAGTTGACACTATGCCAACTTTTGGTACGGGTACATTAGGCCTGTCTCAAGATGCTTTGAGTTTAGGCACTGGCCCATTAAGTGTTTTAGCCAATTATAGCGGAGACATTGTTGAGACTTTTACACCAATTAATTTTCTTGATGATAAGTTTGGTACAATATTAAACCATCCTACTAATTCTTATAAATTACAATATTTTCAAATTCTTGACATAACAGCATCTTTAATAACTTCTGATATTGTTGAAGATAGCCCAGACTTTAAGCGTGAAGTTTTGGACTTAAATGGAACAACAGATTTAATTGCAGACAGTGAAGTTGGTTTCTGTGACGAAGAAAATAAACTTTTATGGTGGAAAGTATACACCGCATCTGGAGGAGATTACGACTTTGTAATAGCAGTAAATATTGATACAGGAGTAATAGAAAAATGGTTTTCATTAGGCGTAGACGGTTTCATTCCAGCATATACTGAGCAGTGGTCATACGATCATCGTACAAGATCGCTATGGTCTGTATGTAACCCAAGTAATGTGAAGTCAGCTATAAAAATAGATCTAGATGGCCCAAAGGCAACAATATATAATTCACTTAGTCTCCCAGGCAGTACTAACCAAGCTGCTAATTATGCACCTTTTCCTCCAAGAAATACACTTATCTGTCTTGATGATGCATCAAGTACTTATGATGCGAACACTGGATCAATATGGGAAATTTATCTTACCGAGATACAAAGGACAAGTGTAACTATTGCATCAATTATTGCTGATATTATGGAAAGATCTGGCATCGACCCAACAGAATATGATGTTTCAGGCTTAGGTTCGGAAGAAGTAGCAGGTTTTGTTCATGCTACAAGGCACTCAGGCAGAAGTGACATAGAATTACTACTATCAACAGCTAATGCAGATGGGTATCATGGCGACAATAAAATTGAGTATAAAATAAGAGGTGGTAGCGTCGCAGCAACAATTTCTGCTGATGAAATTAATTGTGTTGAATTATCTGGTCCAATACAAAAAGAAGAACAAACAACAGTTAATATTCCAATGGAATTGGAAATCCCGCGGCAATTTGAAATTAAATATCGTTCTGCTGATAACAATTATACAATCGCTATAGCTCAGTCATATACCGCTGTTTCGAGATCTTATGGAAAGAAAACAATTGAAATTAGTGTTGCTCTTTATGACCAAGATGCGACAGATTTAGCAGCAGAACTGCATCAACAAATAATTGAATCAATTGTTTATAGTTTCAAATTACCTGTAAAATATTTTAATCTTGAGCCAACTGACGTAATAGAAATACCAATTGATGGTATCAATCATCGTGTAAGATTAACAAAGATTACACGAGGAACGAATTGGATAATGAATTGTGAGGCTGTATTAGACGCAGCAGAAAATTATATATCAAATACATCTGCTGCTGGTTCTGAAGAATTTTTATCAAATATTTCTTTAGGTGTTAACACCTACCTTCTAATTTTTGACTCGCCATTATTGCGCGATATTGATAAAGATCACCCAGGACCTTATTTAACGGCATATTCATATAGTAGTAATTTTACTCCAAGTTCAATTTATTATTCATTTGATAATGTTAATTATAATTTAGTAAGTGCAATAACCGAGCAACCAGACGTTGGTTATGTTGAATCATCATCAAATATTAGTGGCGCCGCATGGGAAGATTGGGATGATAACAATACAATAACTATTACTTTTTATAATTCTGACGTTACATTATCTAGTTCAACAAAAGCAGCTATTGAAGCAGACCCGACTATTAATTCAATAGCTTATGGCAAAAATAATAGATGGGAATATATAAATTTTGAAACTGCAACACAGCTCCGAGCTAATCCAAAAATTTATCAAATCTCTGGTTTATTACGTGGCCGCAGAGGAACTAATAATTTTATAGATACCCATGATTCATGGGATCTTGTTGTTGTACTTACTTCAAATGGAAGTATTGTAAGACATGTCTTGCTTAATTCACAATATGAGCAAACTATTTATTATAAAATAGTGCCAAAAGGAACGTATTTATCAGAAGCAGTAGAAGAAGAGCATGTAATATTAGGCTATCCATTAAAACCATATAGCCCAATACAATTGTCTGCAACTGAAGACGCTGGAGATTATAACTTAACTTGGACAAGACGAACCAGAAAAGGCGGGTCACTCGGTGGTGATAGTGGTGTAATTGATAATGTAGGCGGCAGTTTATCTGAAGACTCTGAAAGTTATGATATTGATATAAAAACCATTGGAGATATACTTCTAAATTCATTCCAATCGTCAACAACTGCTCTTATATATACTGATGCTCAACAAACAACAGACGGCGCTGATTCTTATGGTAAGTTAAAATATTGTGTTTATCAAAATTCAGCAGTTGTAGGCAGAGGATGGGAAGAATGCAGCATAATAGATAAAGGATGGGGAACTTTATTAAACGAATTTATTGAACTGCCTGAAATAGACATGCTACTTGGCCTAGATGACGTTACAGCCAGTGGCAGTGCTTTTGATTATATTAGTGGAAATTCTTATGGAACATATACAAATGTAAATGCAAGCACAATATTTGGTGATGGCCGTGGGACGATGCAAAACCCAGGCGCAGCCGCCGGTGATGGTCTTAATTTAGATCGTACAATTCGTGATTTAACAACAGGTAAAACTCAAGCACATATTGCATTTGCATATATATTTGATCAAAAAACTTCTACTCCAAATACTGGGTATATATTAGAGTGCACCCAAGGTGCAGCAAGCTATAGATTCCAAATACGACATAGAGGAACGTCTATTTCAGTGTTTCATGCGCCTGAATCGGGCTCAGTTGGAACAGGCATTAGTATGAGCTTAACTGGTGAATCTCCGTCCGGTTATAGAAGTAGATTTCAAATTATATCTATTTGGTTTAATCTTGTTGGCGAGTATGCAACAAGATCATTCAATTTTGGAATACAAACAAACTCCGTAGCTTATAACACAGGTCATAGCACATATGCTTCAACATATCAAACTCAAACAAACAACGCAGCTTATGACGATATGATTGGGAATGATATGGATAATACCCAAAATGAAGCGCCAAGTAATATAAGTATTGGTGTAGTTGGTATAAGTACAAGTGCTTCATTTAGTCATTCAAATTTAGCAACAATTGGTAATAATTTTTTTACTGCAATGCGTACAGCGATTAAAAATTATGATCCAGATAATTTACTAGCGTTTCATCCAGTAGACAATGATGTTACAACATATACTGGATTATTAACAAATTCCGAATTTGGTCCAGATTTAAAAGTATTATTAGTTAGCGGCAGTCAACATGGACTTTGCTTATTTACTAGAAGAAGTGTAAGTATTAGTGGCTTCCCAGATCTTTGCGCATTTGGCTTTGAAAATATACCGTCAACATGGAAAGTACAAGATATAAGTTATCATTGGGCATTTACTACTGATAACTGGGCAAACTTCAATAATGGACATTATTTATTTAGTGTTGAACCAAAAGGTTGGGACGGCGCAGTTAAAAAAGGTATTCATCTATTTTATGACACAACAAATGGTTTAACATTACGTATTGGCACCGGTACAGGTACATGGACTGACTATAGTGAAGGGACTACTCGTTCATTTACTGCTTTTAGAACATATCATATTGCAATAACATGTTCCGCAACAAATGGATTCAAAGTTTATGTTGATAATGTCGTTGTAATAACGTCGTCAGGCGCAACGCACACTATTGATTGGACAGATGCAGCTTCTGGCGTACCAGATACATGTAATATGCATTGGCATTTAACAAATAATGGTGCAACATTCTATTCAACTACCTCGCCATCTTCATCAGCTTATTCTTATTTGCAATCAATTTTAATTTGGTCAAAAGAATTATCTTTGACAGATATTGAAACATTGACTGAACCAATGTTTGGGGAAATTTAATGGCAACAATTGCAATATCTGCTCTCGGTGCTACAATTGGTGGGTCAATTGGTGGAACTTTTCTTGGCGTAGCTGCGTCTACATGGGGCTGGATGGCTGGCTCTGTTATTGGCGGTTTATTAGACCAGCCGAAAGGTTTACATATTGAAGGGCCAAGATTAAATGATTCAACGTATGCTGGAACGCCAGAAGGCGCGGACATTCCAGAGCTATGGGGCGGTGGTAGAATTAGAGGCGTGCCTATATGGTTAGATGAAGTAAAAGAAGTAAAAATAGAAACATCATCAGGCGGTGGCAAGGGTGGCGGTGCGCCCAAGCAAACATATACAAGATATGAATACTACCAAACATTTGCTGTTTCCTTTGGTATGTTTGAAGCGCAACCACGCAGAATGTGGTTAAATGGAAAATTGGTTTTAGATCAATCCGGAGAGTCACAAACTGCTGTTGATGGCGATGGCGTTAATTTCACGGTTCACACGCCGTCCACAAATGAAATTGATTCTTTGATTGAAGCAGATGTCGGCGAAGGCAATTGTCCATCTTATAAAAATCAAACAGTGATTGTTTTTGAATCTTTATTATTGAATGATTATGCAAATAGACTACCAAATATTGAAGCAGAATTTTGGTCCACAGAAGTATCTAATACAAGCTCAGATATTGATCTAGGTATTTATTATGGTGGTAGTGTTGAAAATATATATGCTGTTTCTGTTCTCCGTCATCCAAGTGAAAATGTTTTTTTAACAACTGTAACTCATAACTTTACTCCTGCCGTGGCAACTGAGCCAGTTTACATGACGGACATGGGCTCACGTAATGTTTCAATTATCAATGAAACAGCAACTGATACTATATTAAATTCAACATGGGACAGCCGCTTTGATATTTTAACTGGTATTAGTTATGAACTTTATCCTGATGCTTTTTATATAAGTGAAAGAGATACTGGCTTTACAGCAACAGTACATCGTATTGAATATCCTTCTGGAAAGCATACAGGAACAACATCATGGAGTCAAGCTGATGGTGGTGTTTTTTTAGGCGAACAATCAGCTTCTCACGTTCCTTGTGGTGTTAGAAACCTCAGCGTCAGTTTTTGGGTTTTAAGTAAAGGAAACACAGGCTTAGTTTTACCAGAGGTAAATACAGCCTATAACATAAACACCAATGCCGGGACAAGCAACTTATATAGTAGTGTATTAGCAAGAACCGCTACTTGTGTCAATTGGTTTGAAGCTGAGTGGTGTTTTGTTGGAAAAGATTCTAATCAAATAGATTATGAGCTTTTTAAATTTGACGCGAACGGAAATATATTCCGTCTATCTCATCCATTCGCCGATGAAAATTATTTTCCAGATTATCTTAATTTTGGTGTAACTTCAGCAGATTTTGCTTTTGGTGTAAGACGTGGCGTATATATAAAAGAAACAAATGAAGTTTGGTTTGGATACAAATGCACAGCGCCTGTTGCTTCTGGATACACTGTTGGTGTATTAATGATGAATCCAGATGATGGCAGCATTATTAATCACTTTAATGCATACAGAGAAGGTTATGATTCTGGGAATAACCTTACTTGGAGCACTTTTGATGGTGATGGTGTATTTGATTATAGCATAAATTCAAACGAAGTATATTTTATGCTTGCGTTAGACTCTGTTTTTGGAATAAATATATACAGCCATGCTGTCAAAAAATATCCAGCGAATGGTTTACATGGTAGACCAGCTGTTTACTATCCTGGCAGAAATTCATTTTGGTGCTCATTAACGGAATATAAAGCTCCTGATTATGAATATTTAATGCGAGAAGTAACAGCATATGTAACAACTAGCCAAATTGCAGTAAGTGATATAGTATCTGACCTATGTCAAAAAGTTGGATTAACAACAAATGAAATTGATACTACAGGTCTCACATCATCATATATTTATGGCTACGTAAAAAATAGAACATATAGCGCAAGAGCAGCAATTGAAGCTCTTTTATTATTTGCTAATGCAGATGGTTACCAAAGTGATAACAAAATAAAATTTAAATTAAGAGGAGGCAATACTGACGTAACAATAAATCCCGAACACTTAGACGTTACTGAACCGTCTGGACCAACAAGTAACTATCCATTAGTAAAAATAGTTAAACCAGACCATTTGTCTGTACCAAAAATTTATGAAATGAATTACATTTCATTGGAGAATATATTAACAAGAAGTATTGCTCAATCTTATTATGCTACTGGAGATGCTTTATCAAAAAGTTCATTTGAACTTGCTCTACTTCTATCTGATCAACAAGCAGTAGATACAGTAGCAAGATTACATAATCAAATGGTTGACACAACTGTTTATGAATTTTATTTACCAATTATTTATTCGTATCTTGAACCAACAGACATAATAGAATTACCAGTAAATGGCGTAAATGAAAGAGTAAGAATTGTTAGTATTGATCGTGGCGTTAATTGGATACTAAAATGTAAAGGAATAACTGACGCAGCAGAATTTTCTACGACAAATGCTACTGCTTTTGGTAATGAAGCCTTTTTAAGCAATATAGCTTATTCTTTACCAATAAGAACTGAATTAATTGATGTTACATTATTACAAGACATTGATCTTGACCACCCAGGACCATATTTAACAAGTTACATTTATGGCGATAACTTCCCTCAAGTAACACATTTTTATTCTTTTGATGACGTAAATTATTTTCCAATTGACTCGCAAGCTGATCAACCATTTGTTGGTCTTGTCCAAGAAGCAAGTAATTCGACAACATGGGAAAATTGGGACGACGTAGAAACTATCGTTGTACAAGCATACAATAATAAAACAATAGCTAGTTCCACAAAAGCAGCAATAGAGGCTGACCCAACAATAAATGCTTTTGCTTATGGACGACAAGGAAGATGGGAATTATTAAATGCTGCTACTGTCACACTCATTTCATCAGGAACACAAACAATATATCAATTAAGTAATTTATTACGTGGAAGACGTGGCACAAATGTATATATTGATTCACATGAAGAAAAAGATTATTTAATCAAACTTGACCCTGCTTATATTACTCGCCATTCACTTCAAATAAACCAGCTGAATACAACTGTTTATTACAAAACGCTAAAAAGCTATGAAACAATAGCTGATGTTCAAAGAAACGAAGTATATCTATCTGGGCAACAATTATTGCCATATAGTCCGATTCAAATAGACGTTGTATTAGACGGTGATGATATTGATATATCATGGACCCGCAGAACAAGAAAAGGTGGAAGTTTAGGCGGGGATAATAATCTCACTGATAATGTTGGCGGACCAATAAATGAAGATGTAGAAGCATATGAAATAGACATAGTTAACACATCAACTCAAGCTGTATTAGGTACATATTCTGTATCAGCATCTACTGCTTACACATATACTTTAGCGCAGCAACAGAGTGATGGAACTGATACTCTTGGCACCTTTGCTGTTGATATATATCAATTAAGTGCTATTATGGGTAGAGGAAGAAAAGGTACTGGTGAATTTGATCGCGGCTAGGGCTATTTAATTAATGCATTATTTAGCGTAGGTGCAGGGGCAATAGTTCCATTAGATGACGCTACAACTAGTGGCAATGTTAAAGATTGGGTAAGCGGCAGCACTACTTTTGGTACATGTACTAACATATCTACTTCTCGCTCTATTTGTTCAGAAAATTTTGCGTCTATAGTTCAAAATGGTTCAGGCTATGTAAAATGCGGAATAGGGCTAACTGATATTTTAAGTGGACAAACCAGCGGTTCAATAATTCTTTGCACTAATGTTAACACAGCAGATAGTGGCTATGTTATGGAGTTGTCACAAAAAGGCGCAAGAGAAAGATTTAGACTTTATCCCAGTTCAGGATCTTTTAGGGTACAATGGGCTGCGAAAGCTGGTGCTTCGCCGACAAGTCTTCTAATGTCAACACCTGGCGACCGTGTTACAGGACTTGGTGCTATGTGGATAAATACTTGTAATCTTGTAAATGAATTTAGGATGAAAACATGGATAAATGGAGATCTAGTTTATAATTATAATCCTGGAACTGGTAACAGCGCTTGGGCCAGTACATTTCAAGATGAAACTCGCGATACATCATACGAAGACACAATACATGGAACGACTGATTCAACACCGTCTAATATAGCTAGTGGTAATGCACTTACTGGTTTTATAGCTGTAGTTGATCATGCTTTAAGTGACACAGAAGTAGCAAGCTTAACTGAGGCACATCGGAAAGGCGTTACATCAATTTATACAGACGACGTAACTTGTCAAACATATAATCAATTTAGTTTGCCTTCTCAAGTTGTTGTAACTTGGCCAGCAATAAAAGGTTATGATTTTACAAACAAAGCTGTACCTGCTGATTATCCAAGCATTAGCTTAGGAGCAGATTATTCTAATAGAGCTGTCGGTACTGGCCAATATATGTATAGAAGTCTGCCGAATGATTGGAAAGTACAAGATTTTACATTTTCTATACTTGTTAAATCCTATAACAGTGTAGCTAGCAGAGAAGTCATTGCTGCATTTTTACCCGTCGATTGGAATGGTTCTGCAAGGAAAGGAGTTGTAATAACAGCACACAACACTAATGGATTAGGATATGAGATAGGTACAGGTGGCGCGTCTATGATAACAAACAATAGCGGTACACCAAATATAAGTAGCACAAGCACGATTTATCATGTTTGTTTAACCGTCGATTCAATAGCAGGCGTGACTCTTTATTTGAATGGAAGCAATGTTTGTGATAGTGGTGGCACCCCTTATACCATAGACTGGACTGATGGTACACCTGGCGCGCCGAATGTTGCAACAGCATTTATAAATATTGATACAACAACTGGCGATCCAGCTTCTGCTAACGGTACAACTTTTGAAGGATATTATAATGACTTTTCGTTTTGGACTCGTGCTCTATCTTCAGCAGAAGTTTTAAACATTTATAGAAGAACAACAGGCGTAGTTGTATAGCAGCTCTGTAAATAAGGTTGTCCGCCCTTTGGCCCCTCTCCGGGGGGGTCTTTTTTCTTTAAATTAATCTTAATTGTGGCTGTTTATTAATTTCATCTGACAATGTGTTTTTTGTCACATTAGCAAATAATACAGCTGCTTCTAACATATCATTATTAATCTTTAACGACAAATCAGTCGCAGCACGATTACGACCTATTGCTTTTAATTGATATAATAAAACAAGATCTTTATGTATAGTTTCAATCTTTAAAATAACATTATTTATTTCAAGGCTCATACTTCTCTCCAAGATTTAGCAACTGCGTGGAAGGGGATTCCGTCTGGAGTCCATTGACTAAATTCAACAGTTAAAACATTACCAATATGGTGTTCTTTGTTTTTATACTGCATAAATTTTTCTTCATGTGTACCAGGTAATACCACATCAAATGATTGATGCTCGTCAACTCTACACATAGCCATTGGCATACCTTTTTCAGAAAGGTATATATCTTCAACAACAAATTCAGCGTCTAGAAAAGATTTAACTTTAATTAAAGACTTAGATCGTTTGCCAATTTCATATCCTGTACCAGGCGCCCGCAATATTAATCCTTCGTAGCCTGCGTTACGAGATTCGTCCATTAATGAACTAAGACTTAATTCGCGTTCGCGAAATAAGGTCGTTGGTGCAATTGATACTGCCCCCCCAAATTTACATTGTTCGAGAAATTTTAGTCGATACTTATATTCGAGCGGTAGTATCGCGTCATATGCATGATAATGTAATTTAGATGTATCTTTTTGCTCTTTTGAAATCCAAGACCGTATAGTAGGTAAAGGCACACCGTGAGCATACAACTCACCGTCTATAACGACATCTTCTGGTATGTCTATGTCTTGTAAAATGTGGCTAATTGAAGTAATTAATTTACCTTTACGGCTATAAGCTAATACCTCATTTCCTCGCCGAACGATTAAACAACGATTCCCATCATACTTATATTGAACAAAACAGTCATTTAATAAAATATTTTTAACTTTATTCCAAGGCTGCGCAAGCATTGGTTTAGGGAGATCCAAAGCATTTGTGCGGCCTTCTTTCGCTTCTTCTTCCGTTCCTTTATATCCCTTCAGCTTTTGCGCATTAATACGACTTTTCATCCGCGACGCAATCTGCCCATAAAGAGACCGGCCGCCTTTACCTCGATCTATCTCTTCATAGGTTGTAATTTTTGCTCCACCAGCTTGCCCGTGTTTAATGATTAACACATTATCATCAACGCTTATTGTCCATTCGTAAATGGCATTATTAGCACCAAGATAATAAAGTGTCACAGATTCAAGTTCATGTAACATTATATTGATCTCTTATATGCTGCAATAAGTACTGCATCAGCTCTGTCTACATCCATTTTTCTTTTAAGATGCATGTTTAAATAAGGAAACAATTTTAAAGCCAAGATACGGGCTTCATCTTTTTCGGACGCTTTAAGACCAAATTGATTTTTCCACGTGGCAGGATGCACAAGAAGTATATCCATACCATACGCAGCACAAATACCGTAAGCAAGCCCAGCAGAATATCCAAAATTAAAGGCAGCGGGAGCAGATTGTTTTCCATAAGCGGCTACATCCTCGATATGTACATGTAAGTGCGCATTCATTCTTAACGCTTTTTCTTGCCATGTATCGATAATTTTAATAAAACCACCAACATCGATACGTGTAGATCTTTTTCCTGTTGTTAAGATTCTTACACTATTTGGTGTGTCTTGTAGATCTAATACTTCAGCTGTTTGCGGGCAATATAAAGCTAAAGCACCAGATGCCCCTGGGTCAATACCAATTACATAGTCTAACATAATTTTGCTGCTACCATTCCATCCATATCAAAAGCAAATTGTTTTAGTTGCTCTTCGTCCTCGCCAAAATCTTCAAACTCTTCCTCACTACATTCATGAAAAAATTTACACTGCGTCATAGCATAGAATTCTGATTCAGCTTCTATAAATTCAATATGTAATTCATTATTCATAAAATTAATGTGTGCTACCGCATACATTTTTAATTCAGCCATGTTCTTTCTCCAATATCGATGGGTTCTTTTGCATCTGCCCATGTTGGACCTTTATCTGGTTCCATAATAATGGGCACATTAAATTCTATTGCTGTTTCCATACACTCAATTAATTGACGTAATTGAGGCAATAAATCGGGATGATAAGAAAGACATAATTCATCATGAACTGTTCCATGTAAAGGTATCGATTTAAATAAACCAGCTTTGTAGGCGTTCACCATGCCTTTCTTAATCAAGTCAGCAGCAGAACCTTGTAAGCGATAATTTAATGCTTTATACGTATAAGCACGACGAATAGCCCGTCCATAACGAGCTTGTGCCAAATCCAAACGCAGCGGTATTCCTTTACCTCTTGCTGGCTCCCACGTATCGAATGTTGTCCGCCGATTAAGTATTGTACGCATTTGGCCAGAAGCCGTGGCAATAGCTGAACATTCATCTAACAAATCTTTAGCTATTGGGAATTTTTCAAAATAGATATTCATAAATAGAATAGCTAATTGTTCAGCAGTATTAGTTAGTGGCTTGTGTCCGAGCTCCTTTATCATTTTGATACGCTGTTCTTTACTAAAGATTCGCGCCATCTGTACACTTATTGTGCGTACCCCGCCACCATAAATCAATGAAAAGTTCATTGTTTTAACAGCTATACGAGGGAGTTTACCACCTAGCATTTTACCTACATAAGCATGATAATCAGTAAATGGATCATCATTATATTGTTTTATGAGCCGCGCATCGCCACTATAATGTGCCATCATACGCAGTTCAATTGAACTAAAGTCAGCTTTTACCCATTCCATTCCTTCTTCTGGTACGAAGCAGGAACGAATGATTGGGGCGAGGACTTTGTCACGACTAGGTATCTGTTGTACTGGCGGATTGCTCGCCGCAAAGCGACCTGTGACCGCGCCACCTCCTTCGCCCTTGAGTGGATGGAATGACGGGTAAACTCTTCCGTTGGTGTGTTTATCCAGGATTGCATTTTTAATAAACGTGTCACGCGCTTTAGTGCTCTTCCTAATGTCCACAATGAGATGAGAAGCTGGATCAATTTGTTGCTCGAGCCAGTCTCGAGTAAAGGAAGGGTTTCCTTTTTCTGTGACATTGTATTCTATTCCTAATTTATCATATAATTGAGCAAGATCAGTTTGCCCAGCATTTACATTAACACGAAAGCCGGCAATATCATTTAATTCTTTTTGTTGCTTATTAATGACCTTATCAAGGTTTCGTTCAGCGATAGCGGCGCGTTCTTCTGAGATACACATTCCTCGCCAACGGGTGTCAACCAATACATCAATGAGCTCACATTCCAATTTGAAGACGTCCACCAAATTAGCAAGGTCGAGTTGGGTCCACTGCCGACGTAAGATTTGAAAAGGGAGATAGGCATCAGATTCTGCGTAGGGTCCGACCAATGCTGGTGGACAACGATATATGTTGGCCCGTTGGGTCCCGTCGGGTTTACCACCGTATGCCCTAGCACTCCACTCATATAAGTCATTTGATACTTTACCTTCACCGAGATAGTGTTTAGCTATATTATCTAGCGCATAGCTATATGCGTTACCGTCTAATATAGCCTCTGCAAATTGCACATCGTATTTTGGCCCGCCTACACGAATACCTTCAGTAAGGAACCACCCGCAGTCATAAATTAAATTAGCTCCGACTTTGGTCGTATCCCTTTCAAGGTAATCTTTAAGAAATTTAAAGACGGCTTCTGGTTCGAGATTGTCTTCTTTGTCAATTGTGTGTCGGACCGGGAAGTACCAGCTGTGATCATTTGTAGCGATTGAGACTCCAACGATATGTCCAACTTTACGACCCCATCCTGGGCCGATTTCAATAAGTTCTGGATCCCACGTTTCTGTATCAATTGCCAGAGTGCTCGCGGCATCAAGATTGGGGAAGTCGCGTGGTGGCCTCCACGATCTATTATATTGAGGTAAAGTAATTCTCGATCCACGTTTAATGTCCTTAAATGGTTTAATGTTAAACACGGGCAACTATACCTTTAATACAGTCAGATTCAAAAGCAACAAATTGATCTAAAAAAGCATACCGTTGGCCATGCTCAATAATATTACGAAACAACTTGCCGCTATAAGTGCCAGTACCAGAGACGCCTTCCACGACAGCTGTTGCTTTTTCTTTTTGTACAAATTGCACCTCGTTATTTGAAAAAACTGTTTGATCGGTTTCTACAAATCGTTCCCGCAGGATATATGGAATAGACTCCATTGTATACTGTTCCCAATCGTTAAAATAACGATTTGTTGTTGGGAACACAACATCAAGTGCATTAACAACAATTATGTCAGTTGGTGTAACACTGAACCATAATTTATTGTTATAATGTGATATAAATTTAACCCCAGCAGGTAGCTTAACAGATGCAAAAATACCGTTTATACCGTTGGTTTCGGTTGCAATTCTTACAATTGACGCATCGGATACAACTTCTAAATAATTATAGTCTTCAACTCGAACACCGGGAAAGTCGGCGCTAATAAATTTCTGTGCAATATTCCAGGCGTTAGCAAAACCAGGCAAATGACACCAATCGATACGAGACTGGTCAAGCAAGATTTCCGCTGGTTGGTGAACAAAATCAACTTCCTGCTGGTCATCGGCAAATACCACTCTATCGACTGACTGCGAGACAAAGAAGTCGCCTTTGAATTTCTTAAGTGCGGCAACAAACATTTTGGCATCAACAGCAAATTGCTTCTTTTTAAATGCTGGGTGATAGCCAAAATAAGCAATGGGTCCTTTGATAGCTTGTATTGTGCCATCATCAACCGTCACGACGTCGCATGACTTCATTTGTGTTAGGAATTTCATAATATGGTGTTAGCTCCCAATGGCCTGTCCATATAAGTTTAGACCTGCTCCACGTTTTGTGAAACTCTGCAAAATATAAATTTTGTATTGGTGTAGTCATGACAGCTTTAGTGCAATCAACACAGGGACTACATGTAATATAAATATTATGTGCTTCTTGTATTGAGCGGCACGCAGTTAAAGCTGCGATCTCTGCGTGTGCTGCGATACAAGGATTGTCGTCTATTCCTGCGCCGCAAGGAACTTCAAAACAAGTTGGTAGATTCCGTGGAGGCGAATTATAACCTATGCTTAATACACGATTATTTTTATCAGTTATTATTGCACCGACTTTACGCTTAGGGCATCCGGCGCGAGACGCAGCAATAAACGCCATGTCTATATAATACTGATGTATATTAGGTCTCACGGTAAGGTTCCAAATTATTTGGTCCGTAAATATGTAAAAGACCTGGCGGAACTTCGGCTTCTAGTACGTAACGTTCGTTACCACATAATGTTTTAAACGCCGCGATAATAGTACCAATTATTGAATAATCGCCTGTTACTTTAACTACTCTGTCACCTACTTTGAATTTCATTAAAACACCTGTAGCTCAAATTTATCTTTATAATGATAACCAAAAATAAACAATTCTTTTTGTTTATCGTCAATAAAAATACGCATTCCGTTAACACTGTATCCTGTATAAGATTGATTAATGCCAATTTTTAAAACTTTAGCCTCTTCATCTAGTTCTTTATAAGCCCTTTTTGTCATTTTAATAGCAGTAGGATAATTACCTTCTTTGCCATACCATTTACGTTTTGCTTTTAATAGTTCAGTGAACATTTACACGGCCATGGGTGCCTCCACCGCAGGATGATGTTCATAGTCCACAAGACGTGCCATATCTGGATGGAAATTATCAATGGAAGCGCTTTCACACAGATCCAGCCGCGGTAGTTTATACGGTTTACGCCAAAGAACAAGTTCTACTTGTTCAAAATGGCTGTGATAAATATGAGTATCACCCATAATAATTGTAAGCCGACCAACGCCCAAATCAACTTGCTGTGCAATTATGTGCATGAGCAAAGCATAGGATGCGATGTCAAACGGCAAGCCCAAGAATAGATCAACAGAGCGCATATAGAACTGGAGATCAAGAAGGTGACCTTCCCTAAGATAGGTTTGCCAGAATATATGACAAGGAGGTAAGCACTGACGAGACTCACTGGGGTCCCAAGCAGTAACAATTTGTCTTCTGTCGTAGGGATTTTCAATAAGTGTTCTAACCAATCTGTCAAGCTGGTCAACACCATGAAAGCTGCGCCAGAGACTGCCATAAACGACACCCATATCATCAGGCCCGCGACAAGCAGGGTTATTTTGCCATGTTTTTGCGTTTGCATTTGCGTCCCAAATCTTAGTTCCCAATTCGCGCATGCGAGCAGCACTTTCTGTGCCTTCAAGGAAACCTGCTAATTCCGCTGCTACGGATTTAAAATATAATTTTTTAATTGTTACAGCTGGAAAACCTTCTTCAAGATTAAAACTAAGACGAGTTCCAAACAAACTCCTTGTACCAATCCCAGTGCGACTTGGCCGATCTTCCCCCCGCAGATATACATCCGTGAGTAGTGCTTGATAATTAATCACAGCTTTTCACCTGTAATAATGAAGAAAGCTTTATCTAGTACTTCTTTATCCTTACCTTTTTGCAGATGCTCCATATATAACATATTCATGTCAATATCAAAAATAGCAAGTGCTTCCACTATTGACATTTTTTTATTATCTTTTGATTTTTTTGGTGCTTTAGTATTTTCTTCTCCGCCTGTCTCATCGTCCACCAACTCTGCATCAATAGGATTTCCATCTTCGTCCTCAGCTTCCACGTTGAAAGGATTGACATCATCAGATTTTCCTTTTTTTGCTTTCTTTGTGTCTTTAATTGTGTCTTTGATCGCTTTGATATCATTGACTGTACTATTAGGATTGATATCACCTGTATTAATGTGCTTATCAAGATCAGTTAAGGATAGCTGCGTGAGCTCATATAATGTACGTGAGCTTGGCGGTAAACTTTGGGCATATGCAACAAGTTTTTCTGCATTCTGTCCCGTCTTTGCAAACTGACTTGCGCCGGATTGAGAGAGGCCAAAGAATTCGTTTGCCGCTTGGCTAAAATCTTTGTCTTCATCTTTATCACATTTTTGTTTCAATGTAAATACAACACGAGCAAAGGCAAGAATAGATTCAACAGTCTTTTTCTGATATAAAATACCAACTCGTTTTATTTCTTCATAACTATCTTCTGATGTTACAAGGTTATCAATTTCAGCTATTTCGTTCGCCATCTAGATATAAACTCCCATGTTTCTTGATCAAATTGCTTCTGAACTATTCCAAGCAATTTCATTATCTCAGCTTGATTTAAACCATTCCAAATAGAATAAGCTGCCTCAAGTGTTTGTTGGGCTTCCGGAGGTCGTGATAATAATGTCCTCATCAAAATCTTCTTCTGGGTCTCTGACGCCTGGCTGATGTGAGTGATGCACTGTCGAAGGAACTTGTCCGCGAGTATTTGTTCCTTCTCGTCGTCCAACACCCTGGAGGAAGTCGTTTTTGGCTTGCTCATAATATTTGTCACCCATATCCATTATGTTATCACCGGCTCGCAGCATCAATTCAAGACGTGCAAGAGCGTTCCATGCCGTGTGCGCTGCATGAATAATATTTGATTCTGGGTCGTATGTTTGATAAGCTTCAATTAAAAAATGACGAGCCATTGCATCGGTATAACGTTCGATGCCACTTTCTACTTTAAGCCAATTACTTTTTGCATATTTTTTTGCACCAAATGTGCCAACAACTGATACGGCTGTAAGCGCATTACCAAAATCCTGCAGTACCGTGCCAGCAATTGGTTTGTCTGAATCATTTTTACATCCGCTCATGGAAATCTCTCCATATTCTTATCTTGCTTATCATACAATATTTTTGCTAAATCTTGCGCGTCTAATCCCGCTTCAAATGCTAAATTAAAAATGAAGGCCAAACAATCGGCGATTTCTTCTTGCAATAAATCAAGATTAGGTGGGTTGTCATATTTCTTCCACGGCTTCCAGTGTGTTTCATTTAGCACCTCTGTTGCTTCTACAATTAAAGCAAGACAATTATTACGAATTGCTTCGCCTGCATCATGTCCCATTGGATACTTCTTCACCCTTTGGTATTCCGCTTGGCGACGAAAGACTGCGTCTAACGTTTTCAAGCCGTTTATCGTACCTAAAGTGGTATCGCTTGATCTTTGGCCATCGCTCATTAAAATCTACCTCTACTTGGGCAGGTGTTGATAATTCGTTAATTCTTTCTAACGCCTCGTCTACTGTAGACGGCGCAGCTGTACCAGCACGGAATTTCCACCAGTGGTGAGCATGACTCCGCAGTCTTGGATTTTCAAAATGAATCCATTCATTAAATGAATCCATTATACCACAAGCGTAAGTTACTTTAAGCGTGGGCCTTGCACCAATTTTATTATGCTTTATATAGTAAACATGTTTTACATTATATGTTTTTGGCGCTTTTGGTTCACTTAATACTGACGCACTTGTTGCTTGTAATTCAAGTTTTTCAATCTTTGGCCATTCATACCCACAATCAGGGCAGGCCATTATATGTAATGGAACTATTTCTGAACAGTCTGGACATGTTTTTGTGGGCGCAGTTCCACCACCTTTGCCTTTTCTTTTAATAATTTCGACTTTGTCGATTGGTCCAAGCCGTTCGATATTTCCGGCGAAATCAAGGATTAGACAATCGCGCTTATCTGATTGTTCGATAGCCAACATACGATGCTTACGATTGTGTATATCAAAATTGTCAACAGCAGAAGTATTATAATTAACACGTAACCCACGTCCTATAGTTTGTACATGTAAAACAGGTGATTTAGTTGGTCGTAACATTGCAATTAAATCAATGCCAGGAAAATCAAAACCAGTTGTGTATTTTTCAACATTTACCAGAGCTTGGATTTGACCTGCCTTATATAGGCGAAGTAATGAAGTATTAATAGAATTATCTTGACGACTATGTACGCTAACTGCTGTAATACCGTACTCATTTAATTTATCTGCTATATGCTCGGCGTGATCAATATCAATTGCAAATACTAGCCAATGTTTACGCTTATCTTTATAGTAAGACAATTCTTCGCAGATGCGATCAGAAATATTAGTTCTGTCAAATTTTTCTGCCAGAGATTTAGCTGAATAATCACCAGCAACAACCTTTATACCTTTTGTATCCATGCGTGCGTCAGGTTGCTTCGACTTTAATTTAGACAAAAAACCTTCATCAATTAATTTACGTATATCTATATCATAAATGATACGATCAAATATATGCCCTTCATCTGTGAGCATACCTGTACCTAAACGATAGGGCGTCGCAGTTAAACCTAAAACAAACTGCGGCGAGTTATTAGCAAGAAATGTGCGATAGCGACCTTCTCCAGTTGGAGGAATCATATGCGCTTCATCAACAATTACAAGATTAGTGTCAGAGAATAATGACTTCATCTTGTATACAGATTGTATTCCTGCTACTGTTATTTGGCGCTTATCTCGTTGTTTTAAGCCGGCACTGTACAAACCGACCAACGACTCATCGCTAAGATACGCTACGAGTTTTTCGTAGTCTTGAACTAGTATATCTCGCGTATGCGAAAGGATAACTATATTAGTATGTGGCCACTTTTCAATAATGCGAGCACAAATTAAAGCTAATATGTGACTCTTGCCTGAACCTGTCGGTGCGACAATAAGTGGATTCTTTCCTTTATTCGGTTTATTACCAATAAAGCGGAAGAATGCTTTTACGGCTTCTTCCTGGTAAAAGAAAGGTTCAAAGATCATACTTTAAGACAGTCATATTTTGTACAAGCTGCTTTTTGCTCGTCAATCGTTAACTCTTTACTATGCTCGGAACATTCCCATTTACCACCAGGCGCAGGTGTTGAGTGCTGACAGGTTCTACAGGTTCGCAGAAAGTTATCGTTAAGCTGGCAGGGCCCGTAAAAATCACACCATTGACACATCCAGTAGGTAGGGTCTTCTGATATTTTTCGAGGCGGCATAGCGGAAAAGATAATATCTCGTGCTTTGTTGTCGAGGTCTTCAGCATGATCTTTATCGTATTCAATTATTTCAATGTAGAAATCTTCGTCATTTTTATTTGTAGTATGATGTAAACAATGTTTCAGGCCTTCATAGTGCATGTAAATTTGGGCTTGTGAATAATATTCAGGTTTAGACGCTTTTAAACCTTTTTTAGTTAGTGGCACAAAATATTTATGAGCCATACTTTTTATTTCACCGACCATCGGTACATCTTCTATGCCAGGTATATTTCGTAGCACACCATCAGTATGTCCTTTAAGGTGCCCATCACAACCAATTAACGTGCGTTGAGTATCTTCAATTTTTATTCCTATTTCACGCCAATATTGTAGTACACGTTGCTCTTCAATATCACCGCGTTCAAATATACGTCTACTTTTCTTTTTATATTTGGTTTGCGCAGCCCAACGAAAGTACATCCACAAGCGCCTCGCGCAAGGATTGCCGAGTTGGCTCATTCCCAAATAAGGACGCGGAAACTCTGTGATAGTTCCCGCATTCATTGCAATTTTGATGCCTAAGGCAACATCACTTAGATTTGGCATTTTTAATCCATACTCGACTATAATTGCGACGTACTTCTATACCACGGGGTAAAAAATGATTTGATACAAAATCAACTGGTATAAATTTTGGTTGCTTGCCATAACGTCTTACATATTCTTCTTCATACTGTGGTGAAAGTAGCATCATTTGTGGATTACTTGGCATTATTCTTAATTGCATTCTCTGCTATTTCTATAATAAGCTTTATGTGGTCTTTATTAAGACAACTGATTTGAACCAAGGCAGTAAACAATCTTTGATTTTCTTTTATCAAATCTAAATTGGCCTGCATTAGCGAGTCAAAATTATTACAGTTGCAATGTATTTTTGTAATCGCATAATATTAGATGGTGGCCGGGCAGCAAAGGCTTTGACACTGTTATTCCCGCTTACGTCCAGCTTTAAGGAACCACCTTAGCTCACTCGTGAAATGCAGTCATCTTGACTGTTTACATTGCATCACTTCCTTAACTATCCCAAGGATCGTCACTCTCGGCAGAAGATTCTTCAGTTGTCAGTGGCAGAAACTTTTTGACGGTATTCTGCGGATCATAACCTTCGCTCTTTTGGATTCCAAGAGAGACTTTAAATGGTTGCCCATGCAGCTCAGCAGTATCCTGCAATTCTTTAATACCGAGAATTTGATTTAGCCGCTTTAGTTGGCCACGACCAATTTGTACAGCTTTCTCGTTTGGGTTTACAACATTGAAGTTGTGCCAAACAAGCCGACCGGCGTATTCCTCGGGTTCCGCCACTTCCATTGTAATTTTGATATACTCACCGGTTCCAGCGCGAGTTGTTTTGATTTCTGAATCTTTGATGATTACAGTTGCAACTGTACCAGCCGGAATAGGATCAAGGTTGGCATCAGCCTCGTCATCAGTTACAAACGTTTTATCAAGTAGTGCCATGTTTTAATTTCCTGTTTGAGTAGTTTGGACATGATTGCGAAGTTTTTCGATCATGACGCCTAAATCTGGCTTCTCTTTTGCATCAAAGATTCCAGATCTATCTTTCGCCTCATATTGAATATCAGGCGCAGTTTGGATATAACGATACTCTTTACCTTCATGCTTGCCTAAACGCATGGGAAAAAGTAAATCGACTTGGTAGGGTAGATTAGCCTGCAATACTTGGCCAGGAAAAGATGGCCCAAAGCTTTGCTTACCAGTGAAAGCATCTTCAATACGCCCTTGCTTTGCAATAAAGAAGGTGTGCATAGGAAGACGTTTGAATTTACGAACCGCAGCAATAATTTCTTCTGCCATGTCGCCATAAGCACGACGTGGATCACGTTCGTTTTTCTTACGTTCTGCGAGAATTGTCTCTGCTACTTCTGATAAAGAATCAATGCAAACCGTTTGATAATCATGCTCACCTTTCTTTAGCTCATTATAAGCCTCAATGAGATCTTGGAAGCATGTGATTTTAACGAAGTCAATATCTTTGCCAGCAAGTGACAATAGACCATCTTCGGCAGAAAGTATAATTGGGTGAGGAGCTGTACTACAAAGTACAGTTTTACCGATACCCGCTTGGCCATAAATAATCGCATTAATGTATTGCGACGTAGCTGTATCACGGGTTGATTGAATCTTCAAAGCCACAAGCTTCTCCAATTAGATACTCTCGCCCCTTCTACATAGCCAGGAGGTAACTATGTTTTAATAGAAGGGGCAAGAGTAATTTCAAATGCTACTTATTCAGCAGCTGCCAGTTCCTGCTTGGCCCATTCTTCGGCCATCGGAATGTACGTATAGAACGCGCCGCAGGTCGACTGAGCATAGCCCAATTCTTCTGACATTTTTGCAACCAGCTCTTGCTTCTTGAGGTCTTTGTTAGCACGCAAAAAAGCAACAGTCTTTTCCATCGGAACACGCACGCTTGCGCCGCCTTCACCGGTGAGACCAAGCTTTTTGCCTTGCGTGCTGAAAGTAGAAGCGGCGGAGTTTTTGGTGTAACCAAACTTCTCCACCATTGCTTCAATGATAACAGCACGCTCGTCACCAGCGTCAACACGCTCTTGGATAAACGCTTGGACATCTTCCGACTTGTGGCCACGAGGCGAAGTCAGGCCAGCTTGACTTTTCAGCTTACGGAAGCGAGACACAGCAGAAGGAAGCGACAAATTATGCTCCTTGTGGAGCTTCATGATAATCTCGTCTTCCTCTATACCTTCGTCAATCCAGGCCTGGAAGGTAGGCAGCAGCTCGTCTTCTTTGACAGGCGCAGCTTCAACTTCAGTTTCTTCGGTCATGGTTTCAAGTGCTTCACTCATTTTGAGCTCCATTAGTTAGGTTGTCCACAACAGTTGTTTTGCTCAACTGTTAAATAAATTATAGGCCGGAAAAAATTAAAAGTACAATAGAATGTTTTTATCCTTCCAATAAATTTTGCTTATATCAGAATTATGACCTACCTTGGGCTGTCAATCGAACCACATTTTTGATAGGTTTATCTGATATCCGTACATCAATTTGCTTAAGCTTGGCAAATTCAACATAGCCAAAATCGGCCAGTGCTAAGCAAATACTTATACCATCCTTAGTTAAAATTGTGCTATCTTTATTCAAATAGCGCAACACACCACTCATTGGTATGTATCTTTCTTTTTCGAATAAATGCATATAGGCCCGTTCCTGGGGTGTTCCAGCAATGATTTTTTGCCATCGGTCAGGCTTTGCATCAGCCTGCTTAATGGCATCAAGCATCCCCTGATGCTTTTCGTCAAGTCCCTTGTCTCGCGCGATAAGACTCCATATGCGGTGCACACGGACCTCATACTGATAGTCTCCGAGCTTGGTAGCAAGGGTGATAAGCTCAGGCGTCGCAGCAAATTGTTCTGCGAAAGGATCTGTTCCTGCTTTGTAATGCGTATAGAGGTGCTGCATAAAAGATAATATGGTAAGGTACCGCTCAGTTGACATGGCGACACGATCGATGAAGGTTCTAAACTCGATATCGTCCGAGTAATACTCTTCACGACGTTTGCGATCCCAGTCAACGTGCATCTGACGGTTTGGTCCATTTTTCTTCCCATTTACCCAGTCTTTATCATACTGTAATATTACGTTACGAGAGATTTCGTCCGACACATCTTTAGAAGTGTGTCTTACATGACTACTGCAAACGGTCAAGGCGTACCGAATAAAGTCAATTGTTTCGTCGCTAAATACATAATCATTTGTAACTTCTGCGTCCAGAAATGATATAATTTCATCTGATTCTTCTTGTTCTGGAACGTAATAATCAAACCGACCAATGACCCCTTTGTATAAAAGGCGCGGGTTCATGTACTTTTTGATTGAAGCAGGCTGTGTTGCAAAGAGCAAACTATATGATTCAACCAGTGGATGATCTACCTCTTTCTTTTCCTTGCCAGTCGATTTTGTGACCGGGGGTATCGGGAGACCGTCTTGAATGGAAATAACAGTTTCTGAAAGATTGGCAACGGACGCGTTTTCATCGGTCATCTTTGCAATGATAGACGTGCATTCTGTATTTCTCCATATTGCTCCAGAATTGTTGTGACCGCCGTGTGCCCACTTATGAAAAGCCGATAGACTGGTGATTTCCGTGTTTCCAGATAACAATGAATACACAATCTCATTGGACCGGAGGTCGGTGGGGCTAATATGACCACCTTGGAGAATATTGTGAGCAAGTGCTCTAAGAGGTCCTGATACATTAATGTCTTTCCCTCCTGCCGACCGTGCGAGTAATAAATGGCAGCCATTTGCTTTCCGTGTCTTTAACACAGGCATAACTGGTATGTTCTGTGCAATTAGTGAAAAAAGCGATATGATCGCAGCAAAATTAAAAGAACGAATAGGATTGATCAGGATCCGATCAAAATCGTTCATCAATAAATCAAGTGGCACACATGCATCGCTGACATCTGGAAAATCAATAACCCAATTACCATCATGAATACCAACATCAGATGATGCACCGATTGTTGGTTTTACTTCAAGTGTTTGTGCTGTCATTTCATCGACTTTGCGCATTACAGCAGCACGCGCCGATCGCTTGACGTCATTAAAACGTGCGTTCCATCGGGAATCTCGTGAGCCCTCTGGTACACGACACATTAATGACTGAACTACATCAGTGACATAAGTAGTGTCTTGTACAAAATTAGCAAAATGCATACATAAGCTATGAAGAGAGCTATGATAATCGTTGCCCGTAAATACGCGCTCCATGGCTTCAATTGGGTCGAAGATCGCATATGACGCGGCAAGTTCTCCCGTGACCTCAGATGAAGTGGTAAGATGCTCTCCGAAGGTGGCCATGATTTCTTCCCAATCATAACGACGTACTTCGGTTGCGAGGTTGCATGTGAACGCATATTCTTCTTTACCTCCGGCTGGTATTGAGAATTCCAAGAAATCGTCTGAAGGTACAGGTTCAATTTTAACATGCTCATGATCAAGCATGTAGACGATTCTTGTTGCAAATTTATTTGTCTTTTTATGCCAGAAGCCTGGTACGCGCATTGCACGATTCAGACCATTGGCTCCCCGATCTGACCCAAACTTTTCGGACATTACTTCTTTTTGTATACGTTCCCACGTACGTAAATCCTCAGTATAAGTCAGCCAATAGTAATGATATTTCTTATCACTTGATTCTACGACAAGCGAATAAGGTAAAGGAAAATCTTTTGGTGACCGAGGGCCGCGTGATTGTTTTTCATCATCTTCAACCCATATTGCTCGGCACGCAGTAACGGCATCTTTTACACGCCGCGAACCTTGTAGCTTATTAATTGCCACATAAACAGCAGCGGCCTTTCGATTAAGACTATACAGCCGCGGATAAACATCATATAGCGGTCCGTATATTGCTCGAGCAGCATAATCATTAAGAACTTTTTCTCCCTTAATTGTATCACCAGCATCATCAGTGGTTTGCCAATTAAAAGAGACTCTCGAGTCAGGGACAATAAAATCCTCTGGCTTTGTCTTTTCTAGCTGGTATTGGGTTAACTTTTTTATAGCTTCATCTGCGTACTCTGGCGATATACATGACAAAAATAATTCAATATGTTCAAGATAGGGTTGGACCAGGTCTATTGGTTTCCTATTCTTGAATAGTTCTTTAGACTGCTCTACTTCTGTCTGAAAGCTCATATGATTCGCAAGTCAAGTTCTGTTCTTTTCTTAGTTGCTTGATAACTGCTAGTATAGCGAATCTCGACACAATCAAGGTATTCGATGAATTACCCTCTAATAATTCTTCTAGCAATTCTAATGCAGTTTTCTGTTTCATGTTTTCGGCCTAATGTTGTTGATCTTTATACATCGGTATCCCCGTTAGTGATTGATCTAAGTCATAAAGACCTGGATCTACAATAAACTTCCAAGTCCAATGAGGGCTTAGTTCTACCTCACCTGGCGCAGAACCAAGTATTAATAACTCAGGTAGAAATCTTTCACCATATGATTGCACAGAATGTATTTGATCATAAATGTCATCAGTTAATGGAATATAAATTACCTTGTTTTCTTTATCAATCAGTGCTGCGAGGTTCATTATTTTGTATATACTCCAACAACTGTCTCACTCCGCGCCGACTAGTGTTTGTCGACCTTATCTTCCATAGCCCTGTTGTAGGCCAGAAGTCAATGGTGTCTTCATGGACCGCAATAATGAGATGGTACCCATTATTAGCAGACCTAAATTTTATTCTTTTCGCAGAAAGTAACTTTGTGCTATATCTACGATTATGCTCACGTTTTTGTTGCGCGGCTTTCCTTAAATCTTTGAAAGCTTCTGAAATGTCACTATCATTACTCATCTGGCTGTTTTCATTCTCAGGTATCTAACTCTAGAACTACATTTCATGCTGCAATATTTGGCTGTTGGTGTAGAAGGTACAAAAGCTTTTTTACATTCTGGATTCTCACATATTTTAGTATGTGCTACGTCTGTTTCAAGTTTTGCATTTCTATCATCAATAACATCTTGTACAACAGAATTTACAACAGCATCCATTTCTTTAAACTTTGCAAAATACTCTTTTTGTAAATTGAAAGTCTTCAAAACAAGAGCTTGACGGTCATCAGCTAAGCTCGATAATTCTTTTAATCGTTCTATAGCCAATAGTAGCTCATTTGATGCTGTCTCTAGTTCCACCTCGATTTTTATTTCTTTCTCAAGGACACCCTGGTCAATGTCGTCAATTAAAGACTCGAGAGATTCAGCGCGCCGGATGTATCCTTCGATGAAAGATACAACCTCGGCATAGCTACAAATTATTGGATCACGCGACATTACGGTATTTTCTCCGAAGAGCCGCCGTATCTTTTAACGTTGCGCGGTAATCCAATTCTTTGCTTGTTCTAACCATTTTACCTAGATCGGTAATTTTCAGTGAAATTGATTTACGATTACAAACCACCACTGCGTACCGATGCTTGATTAAAGAAGCAATCGTTGCGGTGTGCATCCATTTTTCAATTGGACGCTGATGTGCTTCAATATGGCTAAGAACCTCGTATTGTCTTTTACTAAGCATAATTATCTCCACAAGAGATTAGTCTAACCAGTCAGGTTTTGATCGTTTCTTCCAAGCGAACAAGTGGCCCTTGTGCTTAGAATAATAATTACGATAAGCGATGACTGGATCTGAATCTTTACATTCATCTGGCATTGCTTGCGCAAAAAGCGTAAGTTCAATATCAGGAATGTCAGGAGTTGGCGTTTGGATCATTCGATTAATACTTGCGTGATTTTTTGTATGTCCATAACGATATTTCCACTCTGCATTTAAAGCAAGAGCATATTGCTGCAGCCAACGAAAATTAGCTTTACTTGCTAATACCCATTGTGTGCATGGATGATGGGGATAGCCTACCCCCATTACTTTCCATCTATCCAAATAAATATTGCCTTTACTTAAACGATATTCGTCTGAATCGATTAACCACCATTTTTTTAAATGGAAGCCGTCACTAAATAATACATAAACATCTAACTCTTCGCCATGTGTTAAACGATATGCCGTGCCTAACATTTGTGCGGCTTCACTTGGCATTTTTACAACGTGCCTATCAACATGATACTGCGCATTGAGTTGAAAGTTTAAATCTAATACAAAGATATTCACAAAATACCTCAAATATGGTGCCGGGGGCGGGACTTGAACCCGCACGCTAAACTTTTGAGCGGCAGATTTTAAGTCTGCTGTGTCTACCTATTCCACCACCCCGGCAAAAAAGACTTAGCCCCCGAATGATTGTAACTTCTGAGGATAGACGCATTCATACATATCATTCTTGGAGTGGGGCTAAGCCAAGTTAGCTAACAAAATTTAATTATAGCGCAATTGTAACCTTTTGTACAATCATTTATTTTTATGCGCCCATAAAATTATTCTATCTGGCCTTTAAGCAATTTCTTCAGATCTTGGTCGCCCGTCAGTTGCAATGCCTCAGTATATAAATCTACCATTTTCTTACGTGCAACATGTTTTTCAGCTTCAATTTATAAGTTCCTCAAGTGAAATGTCAACACTTCCTCGTCCGACATTTGTTCATAACGCGCTGACCCAAGTTCGTCTTCAACGTCAGCATGGCAGTTGGTTACACAGTCTTCGCAAATTAAACCCTCCCCATATTCAATACCAGAATTATAATCATCATCAATCATTTCATCACAAATTTCACAGTTATAAATTGCCATAACTCACTCTCCCGCACTTTTCAACTCGTTCGTGTGCGCAGATCATCGGTCATATCCACGCGGTATGGCATACCGCTCACATCCACGCGGTATGGCACACCACTAACATGGGCTTGCTTTAACGTGGCCTGCTTTAACGTGGCTTGCTGACGCTTTTCGATCTCACGGTTGATGTACCAGATCGCTTTGCGCAAGTCTTCGATGGCGTCATCTTTTAGATCGCAGCGCCAGATATACTTCAATGCGTTGCCGAGGTTGAAACCCATGTGTTCGGTTATCTGGATGCATTCAACTCCAGAAGGGTGTTCTGTGTAGTGCTTAGGGCGGTTGATGTTGTCAGTCATTCTTCAATCTCCGATAAGTTTGTGATTCATCTACTTCGATCCTTGTCCATTCGGCTGGGCCAATAATGCGATCAAAACTTTTCATGCCATCCAGGGTGGTATTTCACAGGCTCCCAGGCATATTTACTATGCTGACGAAACTCCCATTGTTTCCAAGGGGTCTCAGTCTTCTTTGCATCCTCTGCGTACAGAGCCATCAGATCAGCGTGTTTATGTGTGGTCATTTTTATCGCCTCTTGCTTTTTCTAAGATGTCTCGAGCTTGGTCTTCTGCATCCCCCAGCGATCCAGAGCTGTAAGTCTCAACGGCATCTAAAAGTCGCTCCAGTGCATTACGCAGCCGCTTGTTTTCGTCTATTAAACGAGCCTGGCGGTCTATGTGTCCCTCACACTTATCTTCAAGCCATTCAATCCTATTACGCAGCCGCTCGTTTTCTTTTTTGAGCCTAGTGTTTTCATCCATAAGCGCGGCTAGACGGTCTACGTGTGCCTCACACTCTGCTTCAAGTTCGGCAATACGCTGAACGGCTGCGAGATGCGTTGGGCCGTCTATTGATCCGATAGTGTCAGTCATGGCAAACACCTATGCGCGGCTGTGCGCAGCACATTATTAACTTGTGTCCTGTCAAATAACGCCAGCAATTCATGCAGTTTGTGCGAGTCAATAATGCGCTTACGATAGGCGTAGCTGAGTATCGAAAATACCACTGGATGCCAAATTCGATAGGTCGCCATTAGCAAGATGTACCTAATTTTGTTTTTCATCTTTCATCGCCTCGTCCACAGCTTGGTCGTAAAGGTCGCTGTACTGACTTGTTGTCAGCACGGTGTGGTTATCCCGCACCCATTGATACCGCTTGGCGTTTCTACGTAGCCGCTCGTTTTCAGCTTCTAACGTTTTATTTACTCTACGTAAATTTTCATTAGATTTTGATAAACCACCAACTTGCGCCCGTAAACGATTTACATTAGCTTTAAGCTTAAGATAATCGTTCTTATTTACATAAATATTGTCAGTCATCTATGCCTAACTCCAAAGCTGTAAGCACGTCGCTTGCATCACATTCATCACAAACAAAACAGAAGTACGGCTCAGTCCACCGACGTTTATTTCTCAGATACCAAGGCGGCTCGTAGTGATAGCAACGCTTAATCCCGCCACAAGTACACGGTATGGTTCGCTGTAACAATTCGTTTGTCTGCGGATTGGTTGACGTAATTTTGAATTCCCTAGTCATGCATGTAATCCTCAATTTGATCGTAAATATTGTCCCAATCATCCATCTGATCAACACGCTTTGCTAACCATTCTGCCCGGTAGCCTTGACGATCAAACAATACTATTTCATCTACACCTGCCGGTTCATCAGGCTCGAGTTGAAGGCCGCCAGGTTCACGGTAGCCCCGATAGCCACGACTCCACGTAAATCCAATTGTGCATGGCATACCTGCGGCTTTACCTTCAAAGCAAATAAATTTATGCCAATTAGGATGCATTATATAATTAGGACTGTATGTTTTTCCAACGCTCATCTATGTTCTCCTTTCGGTTGTGGTACCAATCTGCGTTACGCCAGCCCTTAAGCCAAAGTTCTGCCGCTTCACCGTCGTCCCAATAAGGACAAGTACTTTCTGGCTTGCCGTTTAAGAATGCTTGCCATCCATCATTCATTAATATATAATCGTAATCATTTGTCATGTTTATTTTTACCATAATGAATATCAAAAGACACATTGATAAGTCTATTAAGAATAAGTAACAGTAAAGCTCCTGGCGAACCAAAGGCCAATATATAACCTAAACTTAATATCGCGCTGTCTAATAATGATCGAGACCCGCCGTCATCTGGTAAGGGCCATGATGGAATAACCAAAATAGCCCAACCTAAGCCCATAGTTAGCAGTATATATTTCATTCTTCTGCGTAGCCTAAGTCTTCAAAATCTACCAATGGAGCATTACAGCACTTACTAACAAAATGCCCAGTATAATGCGTCCCACTTTTACCATAAGTGCAATGGGTACCCGCATAATCAAATGACTCCTCGATTATTTCACATTTTTGCTGACATTCTTCGCAATACCAATCATGTTCATCATACATTAACTTCGTCTCATTTTAGATATAGCAATTGCCATGTCGCTGCTGCGAGTAATCGGCACAGCATTGGATTTATGCATTGTGGCAATACCGAGTAGTTCGGTGCCGGTGTAGTATGGTAAGTCAACGCGCGCAGTAGTGCCAATGCCGTCGCCGCTGGGTAGCTTACGATAGTCATCAGCGCCCGGACGTAATGGACCAGTAGTACGCATAGAATAGAATGGTGTCGTATAACACGGCTTGCGATGTTTCATGAAAGAAAACTCCGCATTGCTTCGAGTGCAACTTTGACGTCGAGTAGTGCTTCGTCAAGGTCGGCTGCATTGAATTCGGTAATGTTTTGAGATTCAACCCAGTCTTCGGTGTCATCAGCAAGTGGTGAATTTTCACATACGTTAATGAGAAAATCAATAACATTGCGCCGTGCTAGAATTTGGCGTTGTGTTAACGTAGGCATAACAGTCTCCGTAGTTAAAGTAGCTGGCTACTACTATTATATTATAACAAATTACAAAGAATTTGTACAATCAATTGTTCCTATAAGCCTATTAGTTTGGCTTATGTGGCTCGTTTACATTAGCTGTTGCAATCTCCATATATTTAACGCAAAGATTCCAGGCCATACATGCCGCCGTATAAAGATGAATATGTTCCTCTCTAGGGTGGCTCTCGATCCAAGCACTAAGCTCTACCCAGTTTTCTGGTGTGGCAAAGAAACCGAGTGTTACAGGTAATTCACCTTGCTTGTTAGTCATATCCATTCTCCTTCGCTGTCAATGTATCGTACAAACTGCTGCGATGCGTACTGCACGCCTAAGCAGTTATCTAGCCCGCTATCCAAACCGCAAACATCACCGTCAACGTGAATACAGCTTTTACATATTTTGCTTTCGTCTAGAGTAGCTTTATGTATTTGCTGCATAAAATGTTCAATGGCAGATTTAGTCCACATATCGGACGCCCTCATCAATAGCCCACTGTTTGGCATATCGTATTGCCCCGTCTTTTGTGTTAAATGCAATTGGACTGGTATTAAGTGGTTCCATCATTTTAAGATCGGGATTCCACCAATAATATACCGCTTTCCAACCTGCACTAGGATGATAAGTGATAATGAAGTCTTCGTGCTTAATTGTCATGACAGCCCCTTAATCGTATAGATACTGCGGTTGATTAAGTTAAAATACTCTTGTACTGTATCTTTACAATATGCCAGAGTTAACGCAGACCGTGGGCTAAAATGCTTTTCAGTTTTAATATAGCCACGAAAATTTTCGTAGCTTACAACATATTCTGTTGTATCGATAGCCGATCGCCTAGCTTGAGCACAATGAGCAATTATCCATTCAAAAAGAGTGTCAGTATTAATGGTATCGTCGAAGTGGCCCTCGTCTGCGGCCCAAAGGTAAAGCTGCGCCTCGAGCGTTAATAAATCCTCGGACAATTCACTTTCATTGCCTATTGTCAGACACCAGGAGCCATCATCACCATCAGACCGCACAATATGTGAACCGCCAGGATAGACTAAAGCATACAAACAATCATCACTGATGCCATATTGGTCAAGTTCATCGCCGCGTACTATAGTAGCTTGGCTAATGTAAGATTCAAACCTCATAACCTAATCCTTCAATTATAGCTGCAATTATTTTCAAACCGTAAGCCATAGCTTCAGACGTAGTGGCTTTTAATAAGTAAGTATGATTTTCCCAATCAATACCAAACCAGCGCTCTGATAAAGTATAAAATGCATCCTCGGTATCGATTTGTTCGTCTGTGCCCCATTCTAACTGTGCCGCGCGTTCAGCTATTGCACGCAGAATAAGAAGCTTTAATTTCATCGGTATTTCATTCATCATCTAACCAGCTCTCCAAAGCAAAGTATTGATCCGTAGTGAGGTCAAGGCCTTTCGTTTCAAGATACCGGATGGCCTCGATCCAAAAGTCACGCGGCAGCTCTTCGACTTTACATGAAAGCGTAAGATTACCGAATGCCCACCGTACGTCAAATTGTACATTATCTAACGTCATAATTATGCCTTTTTGTTTATCAAACACATACCAAAGTTAATGCGGCCCCGACTAAGGCGGCCCCAAGATTAAGACCGATCAAAAACAGTAGCCAACCAGGAAAGTTCATGCTACCAAACCTGCGACGTGCGATTGCCATTCTGCGATGGCGCCGGCTTCCGTCATATACACTTGGCTAAGTGTAAGCACGGTGCGGCCCGTGTCATAAACATTGTATACCTGAAACACCGACAAAAACCGACCAGAACCTAGGCCGCTTTTATCAAAGTAAGTGGTAACAATGTAGATCTCATCTTTTGATGCGGCGTAACGGATAGTAGTAGGTGATGACATGTTATACTCCTGAAGACATGTTATAAGAAAGAGCACGTCCCTGTGCAGGTACTAATTCGCGCGTGCGAATCAGGATTTTAGCGCTTCATCTATGGCGGCCCTTGCTTGTCGTGCGAGTGGCCCGCGCCATGAACTCAAATTACTGCGTACATATAACAGCTGTGTTCTGAACCCTTCATCTGTTACATCCATCTTAAGAGCATACCCGGCGTATGACCGGGCATACTCTGAAGGGCAATCAAATTGGACGGTATTGAGAGCCTCGAGCAGGTTCATGCTTCTGTCTCTTGCCGTGCCCACTCTTGTGCCATTGCGATATAGTTATACATATGCTGGCACGTGCTGTAGGTATGACCGCTGACTTCCATCATACCGTTAATCAGCTCTTTCTTTTCAAGCTTGCCAGTGTTGGCACGCAGGTAGGCCACGATCTCAGGTAGCTTCACAGGACCTTGGCCCCTAGACTCAATTCCAAGCTCTTCCCGCGTATCAGAAACAAACTGCTTGGCCTCGTTCGTGGAAAGATCATGCTCATACAGCAAGTAGCCTTCGATCTTGCCAATACGCTCACCTGCGGTCAACATTTCGGTAACTTTGGTTTTCATGGTGTTTTCAGTTGCTTTTGACATAATAATCTCCATTATAATGGCTGTGCCATTAAAGTTTATATACTGCGATAGACATTACCGCAGTTTGGTTGTAGCGAGGACATTTTCCCCACTTTCAATTTAATTATAGCCTATAAATTAAAATTTGTACAATTAAAAATTCTTATTGACCCTATAAGTTTGACTAATAACGCTTCTGCAAGGTAGTGCTTGAGTAAGCGCTTGGCCCTTTCAGAGCTAATGTAAAGTCACTAGTTGTCGTAAGTCTTTGATTTATCTGCCTTTTTTCTTTCGCATTGTGCGATTAAGCAAGCGCTTTGCATTGTGCAGTTAGCAGGCTAAGCGAGAGTGCCTAGCGTGCTTGACACCCCCGGAGGCCATCAGAGCCTAGTGTCCGGGCTTGAGTGGGCTCAGGAACCTAGGCTCTGATAAGCATTTTATAATAAAAAAAAAAAAAAAAAAAAATATATATATAATATAATTAATACTAATACCTGATGATTATTGCCAGGCCCTAGTCCAAATTATACTGCCTCAAGCCATAAGTGTGCGCCGTATTCAGCGCAGCGCACCTCAAGCCGCACCACATCACGCACCGCGTTCCACACTACATCACCTCGCGCACCCCTCATATGGTATGGCCGCATATGGTATGGCAATACGGTAAACGTCGCGCAGGGTTGTAGTAGTATCGAAGCTTTCCTCCCGCTGGCTTATGACGAGTTAAAAAAAATAGCCAGACCCCGAAGGACCTGGCTATATTAGTGTATGATGCTATTCAGCTTGAGGGCGTAGAAGCATGAGGCTACGCAAGAATATCGTAATTTCCTCGACTGTCAGTTCTTCCCAAGTTAACTCTTCAACAATTATACCATATGAGAATGTCATAATATATCTCCATTAAAAGATTCCATCCTTGGAATCTTGTCATATTAGAAGTTAGCTATTTGCTTCAACTTCTTGTTTTGCCCATTCTTGCATCATGGCAATATAATTATATGCATGTTGGTTGGTCTTATAAGTTTTACCATTAACCTCACACATTCCATTGATGAGATCTTTCTTAGCAAGCTTACCATAGTTTTCTCTTAGGTATGCAACAGTTTCCTTATGATCTGCATGTCCATAAGCATTTGGTGACATTCCACATTGCTCGAAAGCTTTAGCACTCCATTCTTTAGCTTCATTAGTGGATGCATCATACATATATTTCATGAAGCCTTCAACTTTACCTTTAGTTGCGCCAGCTTCAATAAGTTCTACCGCAGAGGCCATCATTTTTTCATATGAGTCAGTCATTTGTCTATCCTATCGTTGTGTTAGATACATCTTATGATGTATCATTAAATATACTTATATAAATATACTTAATGATAAATCATTTTTATATCATATAAAATTAATTTATATTATCCTCATCAAATTATTTTTAACTCCCTATGATTATAATTATATCACCTTTTTAAAAAAAGTACAATTCGAATTTTCTATAATTGATATTAGCTAATCTTATTGGTAATATTAATAGCTGGCGATATAGGGTGGCCCTATGGGGTCATAGCTCGGGCCTATGGGGCGCCCCTGGTGACCATTATACTCGTCCGCTATCCTTGGTCTCTGTATTCCTTATCGCACATGCGATATCAGAACCTACACTTAGGGCCCCCCTATAGCCCCAACTTATATGTTTTTCCATTCGCGCGGAGAAAAATTGGCGAAAATATCGCTTTACTTTTCGCAGAGGACGCGCTATAATATAAAAAAGGTGTGCGAAGGGGAGAATCTTATTGGATTCCCAGTTATGGCTGTCCCAGACGATAAATTACCAGTAAGTACCGACATTGATGATGACGACGTCCTCTCCGATGAGGATTATGCGCGCACCGTCATAATGGACTGGGGCAAACCTATCCCTCGTCAATGGGACAATGAGCGTCTTAAATTTTTTAAACCGGTAGAGCACAAGCCTGAAATTCAAGCATTAGCGCGGGGCCTCACTATTGAAGAGGCCTTAAACTATTATGGACTAACGCAAGGAGTACTGCCTGAATATGATGCTCTGTACTTCGTATCAACTTACCTACAAGGACGAGTCAAAGCAAAGTCAGACGCAGTAGCAGCGCTCTTCGAAAATATGCGAGGAGTACAAGGCACACAGGCAAGTCTTGCGTATCTTAACCGTTTTGCGCAATCATTCCAATCCGAAGTTGGCGGCAGTGATAATACTATTAAAGCCATCAAAATTGAGGTTGTGGAATAATGGTTAAGAGGCGCCATTGTAAATGAGTTTAAGCGCAGTACAGCGTACGTCCAATCCGGCCCGTTTCCGTTCGCGGAAGCGGCAGTCGGGTAGTGTCCGCCGTATTAAAGCACTCAAGCATCAAGCAGCCATGATTAATGCAAATAAGAAGTTTATGCTTCTTGTTGCTGGTTATGGTTCAGGTAAAAGCCACGCATTACACCTCTGCGTCACTCTTGACGCTATTCAATATCCAGGAATTCGTTTACTTGTTCTTGCGCCGTCTTACGACTTGTTGCGATTGAATAACGTACCTGGTTTACAAGAGATATTTAACGAATGGGGCGTTAAGTATCAATTCAATAAATCTGAATATATTATCCATTTAGAGAATGGTTCTCAAATTATATGTCGATCGATGGACAATCCTTCTCGCATTGTTGCGTTTGAAGTGGCACGTTCATACATTGACGAGGCTGATATTCCTACACTTGCTCAAATGGAAGTGGCGTGGAATAAAACCTTAGCTCGTACTCGTCAAGTTTATCGCCAGGCAAACGGAGAAGTCGTATCTAACAGAGTTTGGGCTTTCAGTACACCTGAAGGCTTTAAATTCTGCTATAAGCGCTGGGTCAAGTTGGGAGGCGCTGATTATGGGATGGTTAAGGCTCGTACTGCTGATAATCCTTATCTCCCAAGTGATTTTGTACAGTCCCTCCGTGACACGTATCCTGAGCAATTAATCGAGGCATATCTAAATGGAGAGTTTGTTAATCTTACTTCTGGCGCTGTATACTATACTTTTGATCGTAACGTACACCATGTTGACACGTTACCTGGTGAAAAAGAAAAATTAATTATTGGTATGGACTTTAACGTCCGTAAACAAGCGGCGGTGGTCTATGTAGAGCGAGGAGAACAGTACCACGCAGTTTGGGAGTTTAAAGATCAGCTTGATACTCCCGAAATGATCAAAGTTATAAAAGATCGTTTTCCGCATAACCCAATTTATGTGTATCCTGATGCAACGGGACGCAGTGGTAATACAACCAACGCAGGTAAAAGTGATCACAGTTTATTAAAGAAAGCTGGATTTTTAGTTAAGGTGCGGGCGTCCAATCCTTTTGTAAAGGATCGCGTTGCCGCAGTTAATGGTGCTTTTGAAAAAGGACTTCTGTATGTTAATACTGAAACTTGTCCTGAATATACACAAGCATTAGAACAGCAAACTTACGACGTAAATGGTCGGCCAGATAAGACCAGTGGTCTTGATCATATCAATGATGCCGGTGGCTATCCAATTGCATATATTATGCCGATCACAGATCGTAAGTCTTATTTAAGTGTTGTGAGTATATGAGCACTCTACCTTTAGAAATTGAAGAAAAGCAAGTTCATAGCGATTATATTAATGCTGCTAGTAAGTGGCAAACCGTTCGTGATGCTTTAGAAGGTGAGACGGCGATTAAAGCGTCGAATACTCGCTATTTGCCGATGCCGGCGGCTATGGAGAAAGTTGAGGCTGTAGCTCCAACTTCTACTTCATACTACGAAGCATATCCATATAACGACCATAAAAATAAACCTTATGCGTCGTATAAAATGCGGGCACGTTTTCCTGAGTTCACTGATGCTACTTTACGTGGCATCGTTGGTCTTATTTTACGAAATCCTTCCGCATATAACAATTTGCCCTACGAAGAATTTTTAAATTCTTGTACGCCAGACGGTAAAAATTTTAGCGAGCTAGAACTCTATTTAAATACTGAAGTTATGTCCTTGGGTCGTTGTGGCATTTTAGCTGATCCCGATCCAATTACTGGCCGGCCTAAAATTGTTGTTTACAAAACGGAAGATATTGTAAACTGGCAAACGGAAGGGTCGGATGAGAATCTGGTTTATACCGGTGTTTTACTTCGAGACACCGCTACTAGATCTAGCTTTTGGGAAGCAGGCAATACCGACCGCTATCACTTATTGCTCATTATCAACAACGAGGGCGTCTACGAAATCGGTAAGTATAAAAATGGCAAGCTTTATGAAAGCATTGTGCCCACCGTGCAAGGAAAGCCTCTCAATTACATACCTTTCATTGCGCTCGGAACTGTCGACCTCACGCCGGATATTGACGCCCCGCCTCTTTGGCCACTTGCGAATCTCGCAGTCAGTATCTACCAGGTCGATGCGGATTTAAGAAATGCTCAATATATGAGCTGTAACCCTATGTTGACATTGTCTGGAGTTGATCCAGAACAAATTCCAACGGCTATCGGCAGTAATGTTGCTTTAATTCTTGAGCAACCAGAAGCAAAAGCTTATTATCCTAAAACTGATACTTCGGCACTTGATCATGTTCGAATGTATATTAAGGACAAAATGTCTGAAGCTATTCGGCTTGGGGCTAATTTGCTTGGTAATGACAACACACTCGCAGAGTCTGGTGAAGCCATTCGATTGCGTCAATCCATGGCTGCCGCCACTGTGGCTTCAGTGGTTGCAACTACCGGGAACGGACTTCAGCGTTTATGCAACATGATCGCAGAATGGATGTCTCGGACTCCAAATGTTGAAATTTTAGTCAACAAAGAATTCAGTAGCTTCCAGATGACTGCTAACGAGCAAATTGCTCTTGTTCAGTCTTGGCAAGCTGGTATTCTTTCGTCTGAAACAACTCTTGAGAACTTCCGCCGAGCCGGTATGTTACAGGAGGGGGAAGATCCAAAAGCTGAATTAGAGCGTATTAAAAATGATACGCATACTTATGCCGCTCTTGTCGCCGCAGGCGAAGTTGAAGAGACTGGTGACACTAAAGGACCGGATGGTGGTTTGCCGGAAGGTTCTCAACCTAACCCCGCAGTCGGTACTTCTGCGGGATAAATCCTTTGTGAGGTAGAAATGTTCGTTTTAAAGCATAAATTACAAGATGAGGGCGGAGACGGAACCGGTGGAAGTGCTGGTGGGCCAGATTTAGGCTCATTACAAGCATCTTTAAAAGAGATGGAAAGCAAAATGACGGAGCAAAGTCAAGAAATTGATCGCTTGCGTAACCATTCTGCTAAAATCTTAGACGAAAAGAAACAACTTCAACAGCAATTCAAGGCTTTTGAAGGACTCGGCGACCCAGAAACAATTAGCAACATGCTTAAGCAATTCGAAAATAACGAAGATGCTAAACTTGTCGCCGAAGGTAAGTTTACCGACGTCCTTGAGAAGCATACTGAACGTTTAAAGCTTGATTTTCAAAATCAAGTAAAAGATTTGTCAGAACAACTAACTAAAGCACAAGAAACTGGGTCAAAATATGAGACTTTGTTTCATGAGTCGGAAGCCGGTCATGCTATTCGCGCAGTAGCAGCGAAAGCTGGTGTCCGTGACACTGCAATTGACGATATTCTGCTTCGTGGCAAGGGATTATTTACCGTTTCTTCTGATGGAACGTTGGAAGCACGTGACAACGAAGGCAATTTACGTGTAGTCGACGGTAAACCTTTAACCCCAGAGCTGTTTGTAGCAGGACTCCGAGAAAAGTATCCTCATTACTGGCCTGAAAGCCAGAGTGGTGGCGCAAGAGGTGGTAGCGGTACGGCGAATACGCCAAATCCGTTTATGAAAGGTACTAAAGATTATAACGTGACTGAGCAAGCTCGTCTACGTAAATCTGATCCGGCATTAGCCGAAAAACTTGCCGCGGAGGCAAACAAGTAAATTTAGCTAGTTGTGCTAGCGCAATATTTAAATTAATCGAGGAATATCATGGCAACAGTACAACTTGCTGACATCTACGAACCGACTACTTTTAACCAGACGATGCAAGAACAGGCCGTCGAACTCAACACTTTTGTTGGAGGCGGTATTCTTGCGGAATCTACTGAACTTTCCGGCATGGCTAACATGGGTGGTCGCACTGGCGAGCTGCCTTTCTACGCTGGTTTGACTAACGATGAGCCGAATTACTCATCTGATGATCCGGCATCCAGTAGTACGCCGGCTAAAATCGGTTCTGGCATTCAAACCTGGCGTTTGGCTGCTATGAACAAATCTTGGTCCACGATGGATCTGTCTCGTGAGCTTGCTCTTGCTGATCCCCTGGCTGCTATTACTGGCCGTATTGGCCAATACTGGCGTACTACGCTGTCACGTCGTGTTATTCAGTCTGCAATGGGCGTTCTAGCCGATAACGTTGCCAATGACAGCGGCGATATGCTGTATAGCATTGCAACGGACGCAGTTGGCGCACCTGCCGCCTCAGAGCTGATTAGTGGCGAAGCAGTTATTGCAGCAGCGGGCACTATGGGTGACCATGCACCAATGCTTTCTGTCATTGCTATGCACTCTGTTGTTTATCAGCGTTTGCAAGTGCAAGATTTGATTGCATATTTGCAGCCGTCCAATACCGATATTCAGATTCCTACTTATCTCGGCTATCGTGTTGTTGTTGATGACGCTCTTCCGGCTGTTGCTGGTACCAACCGTATTACCTACACCTCGATTCTGTTCGCAGAAGGTGCAATGGCCCACGGTATTGGTCAGCCGCCGGTTCCATCAGAAATGGAACGTGAAGCTTCTGCTGGTGATGGTGGTGGCCAAGATATTATCCACACCCGTCAAACCCATATCATCCATCCTGTTGGCTTTACTTTTGAGTCCGCATCGGTTGCTGGCGTTTCGCCGACCGAAGCTGAACTCGCAGCAGCTGCTAACTGGAACCGTGTTTACGCTGACCGTAAAAACATTGGGATGGCATTCCTGCAAACCAACGGTTAAGTTTTGACCTTGCACAAGGACGTGCAGTTAACGAGGATATATCATGGCAACTACTCAAGATTTGAAAAAATCGAATGATGAAGCCGCTATAAAAGGCAAAAAAGTTGAAGCACAAAAGCAAGCTTCTTTGGCCGATTGTTTGAAGCAGTTTCACAGCACGCTGAAGCCGGAAGAAAAAGCGGCAACAGAACTAGCACCAAAGCCGGCAGCTAAATAAGGCTAGGGTAATACCATTTAAATGAGCTAATCCGATTTTGACCGATTACGACACAGAGTGTAATGCGTAACACAAAGCAGAGGATAGAAGAGTGGCTAACGGATCTGATCCTACTGGCAGCAATGGTAGGTCTGGCGGGGGCCTTGGCAATCTCGCTAGTGCTTTAGAAAACAGGATCGTTCTGTTGTTCACAGCCGCAGCTCTGGGGGTCGGTGGGAATTTAGCGA